TACATCCGGCCCGGCCGGGGACATCGCGTCTGCCGCCAGTGCACCGGCCGTGGCCCAACCGTCGGGAGTGGCAATCCGGTGGTCGGGGGTGCAGCGCAGCGTTCGATCGCCGAAATCCAGGCGGATCGTCGGCTTGTGACCCATGAAGGTGACGTGCTGGACATGACGCCAGCCCGCGCGCGTGAGTACGAAGTCCTCGTCCGTGACTTCCTCGATCGGCACTTCACCCCGCGCGGTAGCCACAAGCTCGCCTGAGGCTATGCACCAGCGGTAGATCGGCTCATTGCCCTCGGCCGCCCGCTTGAGGATCTCGGTGAAGGTGCCATTCGGGTACTGCCAGGTGGACAGCACCACCGTCAGCGTCTGCACGTCCACGCCCAGGTAGCTCTCCTGCGGCAGCGGCTGGCCCATCGCCGCGTCATAGACCATCAGGTCCATTTCGTCTGCCTCATCGCAGAACAGCACGCTAGGGTGCGGGCTGCGAGCGGTCTTCGGGCTCGCCGGCAGCGGGCGCAGCCGAGCGGAGTTGGTCAGCAGAATCTTGGTGGCGGTGTGATCGCGAGTCATGTCCACCGGCAGGTTCGGGCTCTCCATCGCCTTGCCGCAGTACTCGTGCACGTTCGCACTCTGGGTCATCGAGCCACCCAGAATCGTGATATCCGCCCCGTCGATGTAGGCGAAGGTCATGCCCAGGATGGACGCCATCTTCGACTTGCCGGCCAGCCCACGCGAGGCGTGAATGATGATGCGGTCCAGCGGCTGTTGTTTGTCTTCGGGCAGGTAGGTCCCATCGCGCACGGTATTGACCCGAAAGTAGGCGTCGGCAAAGGCGTCAAAGGGGGCACAGTGATCCGGGCAGACTTTCACTCGCGGAATCGTCACCCCAAATAGCGCGCGCACCGTCCACCACAGCTGGTCGCGAGTCTGCGGCGGATAGGGGAAGCGCAGCAGCGGCATGGCCACAGGCTAAGCCCGGACGGGCTGCGTGGGGCCGCAATCTGGAGATGTGGAACCCGAGATCGAGGCCGAGCCTGCGCTGGAATTGGCGGTGCAGTCGCTGACCCTCGCGATCGAAGGGCTGGGCATGTTAATGGAGCAGCTCGCGATCAGCCTCGGCTACCTGCAGAAAGCGTGCGAGCCCTGGAGGATGGAATGGCCCAGCTCCCCGTCGTGAAGCCTGGCGACATCGTGGTGGTCAGCCAGGGCAAGGGTTGGACCAGCCGGCTGATCCGGATCGGCAGCGCATTGCGCGGGCAGGCCAACGCGGCCAACCACGTCGCGATCATGCACCACTACACCGGTCAGGTGCCCTGGGGTGTGGAGGGCCGGCCCGGCGGGGTGGGCTGGGTAGACATGCGCAAGTACCTGTCCAACAAGCGCATCGTGACCAACGCAGCACAGCCCAAGTCCGATGCGCAACGCGCCACCCTGGGCATCGCCTGCGAAGCGATCCTGGGCAAGCCGTATGACTGGTCGGCCATCTTCACCGATGCGCTGGACTCGATCGGGCTGAAGGACCTCTGGAACAAGGACTGGGACAAACAGGGCGTTCCTGGCCATGTGGTGTGCTCGAGCGCCGCCGCGCTGGTCTACAAGCAGTGCGAGTTGGCGCACCCGAACATCGGGCATGAGCGCTACGTCTCGCCCGGTGATTGGGCCGGCTTCTGCTATGACGAAGGGTGGAAGGTGAAGCCCTGATGCGAGTACGCATCATGCACGCCTCGATGCAGTACAGCGACACCAAGGCCCAACAGATCCACGACGCGCAGGCGGTGTTCGCCTACGCACAGAAGCATCGAGTGTGGTGGCTGACCGGTACCGAGGCCAATCAACCTGCGGACGCCGCCAATTTCAGGATCGGTGCCGAGCAGTACAGCTACCAGTTCATCCACCGCGGTGGCGATGTCTGGGTCGCGCTGTCCCCGCTAGTGGCCGCCGGCAGACCCAGCTCTGCCTGGACTGCGGTGATCCCCGGCAAGAAGGGTGCCTACCCGACCCGTGGCGTGCTGCGGGTCTCCTTCAGCCATGTCCAGCTGGGCCGGATCACCGTGCTGGCCAGCCACTACAACCTGTCCGGACCCAAGCACCCGAACGCGCCCGGCGCCAAGCAGAACCCCATCATCGCGGCCGAGCTGCAGGCCCAGGTGCGTAAGTACGGCAAAGGCAACGGGCTGGTCTTCTACGGTGGCGACCAGAACATGCATGACGAGAGACCGCACAGCGACACCTTCTTCGGTGGCTGGCTGATCAGCGCCTGGGATGAGCTGGATGTCTATGACCCCACGCATCCCGGCCACGAGACCATCGACGTGATCGCCCGCTCGATCAAGGACACCAGGGTGGGTGCGGTCTACTGTCACGGACTGGACGACACCAAGATCGCGCTGCACACCGACCACTACCCGGTCGAGGCCAGTTACGACATCAGGCCGCTGCGTTAGTGCAGGCCTGCCCGAACGGGGAGAACGGTCAGGCCTGCTGCGCAAACATCGACCCTGCGCACAAGCAACGGACGCATGCGGCGGGCCGGCAGGTTACATAGACCACCCCCTCACTTCTTGCAGGGCGGGTTAGGGCAGGGAGGTCCCTTCCCGTTCTTGGCGGTCACCGTGACCGTAGCGCGCTGGGTCAGGGTGGCGCGCACCGTAGTGGTTTCACGTGAAACAACGGTCGAGGTGACGTGCACGGTGGTGGTGGAAGTCGGTCCTGCAATGATGATGCGCGAGGGCGCTGCCGAGATGGTGATGTTGTGGGGTGGTCCTGGGATGGGCACCCGCACAGTACGCACCACGGTGGCGCCCTCGCCCACACCGGACAGCGTGACCACGCCGCGCGGCACCGTAGTGACCTGCCCACCGGGCAACGTGAAGGTGCCACCGGTCAGCGTCACCGTCTCATTCGGCGCGGCTCGAGTGATGGTCAGTGTCTCCGCAGCCGGCGCAGTAGGTGGCACGTACGGCGGGCAATCCGGGTAGAGCGCAGCCAGGTCGGTATAGAAGCTGGTGCCTGGCGGCAAATAGTGCAGCACCATGCAGGCCAGCGCGGTGAGCTGGGCATCTACATCCTTCTGCCGAGCATCACGCTGGTCGATGACGATCCACATCGCCCAGGCGCCGAGCAGGGTGGCCAGCACCACCAGCCCGATCAGCACCCGTATCTGGTGCAGTTGAGTCTCGGTGCGGCCCTGGAAACGGGCGAGTTCCTTCTCCAGATCAGCTGGTTCCGTGTTTGGCTTCGTCATCAGACTCGTAGCCGGTCTTGATTTTGCGTGGGTCGTAGCCGTGCAGCAGCAGGAAGCGCTCCATCGCGTCGTGCTCCTTGTTCAGCCTGGCCATGGCGCGGGGAGAGCTCTCCTTCTTGCCGAACCGGGCCTGCAGCAGGCTGAACACCCCATAGATGACCGCGCCGCCCAGCGTGGTGATCATTCCGATGATCGCGGCCTTGCCGGCGGTAGGGCTCTCCTGAGCGACGACAGCGGCTTCTGCCCACAATCACAGCATCGCGCCCAGCACTAGTCGTCAGACCAGCGCGATAGAGATATCACCCGGCCCGACCAACACCTGCGAGCTCGCGATGACGACCAACGAGGGATTGAGCTGGTAGCTGGCCAGAAAGCCGGTGTTGGTGTTGGCCTGGCTGTTCCAGAACCCGAAGTAGGTGATGGTGGCAGCGGCCAGGTTGGAGAAGGTCACCGTGCCGGTGTTACTGATCGACTTGCTGCCGGGTGCCCCGAAGATGATGCGCTGCCGCATGTAATTGCCGCCGCCGAACTCGGTGTTCGGATCGCCTACCGGGGTCGGGTCGGTCAGATGGAGGGCCAACCAGACCGGGCTGTTCTGGAAGTAGAGCGCCAGCGCCCCGTTGGCGAAGAAGTTACCCAGTAGCGACGGCACGATTAGGGCACTGCGTTGACCGCGGTGATCGCGGATTGGATGTCCGAGTCACTGAGCACATCGTCACGCAATCCGAGATCCGGCTGCATGTTGATGGTCAGGTTATCGACTGCGTACTGCCACTTGGCGTCCCAGCCGGCAGTGGCCACGATCGCCCAGATCCGCTGTGCCACCCAGGTCTCCGGTTGCGCGATGCTCTGGTCAGCGGCAGCCGCAACGCAGCGATTACGCAGCGATTGACTGTTGGCCATCATCACGACTGCGTTATAGGCCATCGTGTTCCTCTCATCCGACTCTGGTGATGGAAAAGCGGTTGCCATAGGGAAGCGGGTTCAGCGCCACATTGACGCCGGCGTTGTGCCAGACCCGGAAATCAACCGTGTCGCCCTGCTTAGCCTTATACATCACGTTGACCTGCTGGCTGAGCACCGCGGTGTTGGCCTGGAAATCGGTGCGCTGGTACTCGCTGCCGTTGATGTAGATGGCCGCGATGCGCCTATACCCGGAACCGGAGGATGCACTCCAGGTGACCAGGAAGTCGATGTAGTAGATCCCGCCATCGGCATTGGCGTTGAAGGTCGACACACCGCCACTCACGCTGGCGATGGTGTTGTTCACCGCCGAGGTGGGGTCGATTACCCAGCCAGTCAGCGGGCCGGTGAAGGCACCGCTGCCACAGATGGTGGCGTTCTGGTTGGTGTAGGACTGGATGACCATGCCGGTGGCAGTGGTGGCATCCCCGATGAGCTCCGGGTGATAGATCTTGATGCCCTGCTGGTAGGCATTGCCATACGGGTCCGTGGCAGGAGCAGCCGCGATGGAGCCAACCAGCGTGATCGCCCCGCCATAGGTGATATAGAGCCGACCCGGTCCACCGGCACCGCCGTTGCGCACCACGCCGGAACCGGAGGCTGAACCACCACCACCGCCGCCGCCACCGAAGCCATTCGCGGTCGGCAACACCGGGGCGGCCGCACCATTGGCGCCCGAGCCACCGGCGCCACCGGCGCCACCGTTGGCCTTGATGCCGGCTCCAGCGACACCCGCGGTAGCGCTGCCATAGGCCACGTTGCCGCCTGGATTACCCGGCGCAGCGTTGCCCGCCGATCCACCCCCGCCACCGCCGGCAAAGGCGTAGTTGCCGGTGCCCGCCTGACCGCCGGGAAAGTGGACGCCATTCTTGGAGCCCGACCCGCCACCGATGGTGAATCCGCCCCAACCGCCACCGCCGCCGTTGGCGATCACCCCGCCGCTGTTGCCGGGCGCTACCGAGCCATCGGCGAAGTGCCCGGTATCGAAATACGTCTGGGTACCACCCGCGGCCTGTCCAGGCTGCGCGGTGGGTGCCTTGGTGCCGGCCTGGCCGGCTCCACCAGCACCGACCTGATAGGTGATGTTCGCGCCCGGCGTGACCACCCAGGCGTTCTCTCGGGCATACTCGCCGCCTGCTCCACCCGAACCGGAGCCATAGGTGGAGCCGTCGATGCGGCTACCCTGGCCGCCACCGCCGCCGCCCCAGCATTCCACCTTGACGCTGGTCACCCCGGCCGGCACGGTCCAGGTGCCGGTACCCGGTGTCGAGGTCTGGAAGACCAGAGTCCCGGTGCGGCGATAGATCAGGACGGCGCCGCTGGAATCATCGTCGTACATGTAATAACGGGTATCGGTGACGACCGAGGAATCCACCGTCGAGGTGCCGACGCTGCCCTGAATAGTGCCCGCGGTCAGCGATCCGGTGTTGATGTTCATGGCATACAGCGCGCCGGCGTCGATGATCCCGGCCTTGATCGAGCCGGGCACCATCAGCGAGCCGGTATTGGCCGGCTGGATGTCGAAGCTATCCACATACAGGGTGGCCGCGGTGGGTGGGTTGTAGTAGAGCGCGGTCAGCTGTGCATAGGCGGCATCGGCGGGTGCGGCGGGCAACGATTCAAGGACTGAGTTGTTGGTCTGGGTCTGCGGCAGTGCGCCACCCGAACCCGTGCCGTACATGTCCGTATAGCCGGTGATGGCCGAGGCACTCCCGTTGGCCTGATACCAGTGCACCTGGAAGTACACCCCGGAGGCTGAGACCACGGTCCCGCCGAAGAGCACCTTGCAGTAGTAGACGGTGCCGGCAACGACCGGGATCATCGCGCTGTTTGCGGTGGCGGAGAAGCCTGCCCCGGTGCCGGTAGTGGTCAGCGCGACCATCGCATTACCGATGGATGCGATCGAGGTATTCACCTGGCGCTGCGCGGTGGACCCGGCACCAACTGTGGACAGCGTCCAGGATGCCGGCGTGGTGTTGTCGGTGACGCCGGTACTCGGGTTGATGTACGGATCCTCGAAGGACGGGTTGGGGCATAGCCCGATGCCGCGCCCGCCCACCGTGATGCGGTCTGCAGTGATCGACCCGGCCGCGATCTGAGCAGCTCCGATGGTGCCAGCCGCGATCTGATTGGCCACGATGGTGCCCGGCAAGATCTCGTTCGTCAGCGGGGCGTAGGCCGTGACTAGGTTGCCAATCTCGAGCTGCCAGCCATCGGTGTAGAACTGCCAGCCGGCGGTCGGCGTGCCGTTGTAGAAGATGTAGAGGTTGCCGGTGCCGGTGGGGGCGGCGTTGGTGGTGGCCGTGCACGACATCCGGTACCAACCGTTGGTGTTGCCGGCGGTCAGAGTGGCCGTGTTGACATTGGCCACGAATACGGTGCCACCGGTGTGGCTCATCTGCAGCGTCAGCAACACCGGGTTTAGCCCACCGCTGGGGATATAGACGTAGCCACTGAAGGTGTATTGGGTGTTCGGCCGCCATGGCCCTGGGGTGGCAAGCGGACACACGATGCCCGAGCTAGCCACTGCGGGCAGCGTGACCAGGCAGGACTGGCTACCTACCCAGCTTTGCGCGGAGCTGCCCTGAATGGTGCAGCCGGCGCCGAATGGGTTGAAGCCGGTAGTGGCGTTGGTGGCGTTCTCGAAGCTCGAGTTGGCCAACAGGTTGCCACCACCGACCACCACGTTGAGCTGGTTGACGGTGATAGAGCCGGCCGCGATGTTGGCCGCAGTGATGGTGTTCGCCGCGATCTGCCCGCCGGTGATATTGGCCGTGGCACTGATCTGGGTAGCAGTGATCGTGCCCGCCGCGATCTGGCCAGCCGTGATGCCCGCGGTGGCGCTGATCTGTGTGGCGGTAATCGTGCCCGAAGCGATGTTGGCTGCGGTAATGGTGCCGCTGGCTATCTGGGTGGCCGTGATGGTGCCCGAGACGATGTTGTTGGCAGACACCGAGTTGGTCGCGAGCTCGCTGGAGGTGATGGCGCCGGCCGCGATCTGAGTGGCCGTGATGGTGTCCGTGGCGATGTCAGCAGCCACGATGGTGCCGGCCAGAATGGCATTGCTGGTTACCGAGTTCGCAGCTAGCTGGGTGGCGGTCACCGAGTTCGCCGCTAGCTGGGTGGCGGTGATGGTGCCGGAAGCGATGTTGCTCGCGGCTATCGTGCCGGCGGCAATCTGGGTCGTAGTGATGGTGCCGGCGGCAATCTGACTAGCCGTGATGGTGCCCGAGGCGATCTGCGCTGCGGTGATGGTGTTGGCCGCAATCAGGTTCGCGGTGATGGCGCCAGCAGTGATGGCGTTGGTGCCGTACTGATAGGCGGTCCAGACACTGCCGGTGTACTGATTGAGCCGATAGCCGTTGCTCGAGTCATACCAGAGGTCACCCGCGATGGGTGCCGGCACGGTCGGCGCGCTAGAGGCAAAAGTGACAGAAGTGCCGCCCAGGGTGCGAATGGTGAAGCCGACATCACCGACCTGGATGGTGCCGTCCGCGATCGACGCGGAGGTGACCGCGCCGGTAGCGATCTGCGCCGTGCCTACTGCGTTGGCCGCGATGGCGGCCGAGGTGACGGCGTTGGCGGCCAGCTGTGTGGGGGTAATCGCGCCACTGGCGATGGCGGCGCTGCCCACTGCGCCGGAGGCAAGCGCAGCAGCGGTCACCGCGTTGGCGGCCAGCTGGGTGCTGGTAATTGCACCGCCGGCGATAGCACTCGAGCCCACTGCCCCGCTGGCGATGGCTGGCGCCGTGACGGCACCACTGGCCAGCTGGGTAGCAGTAACCGCACCGCTGGCCAACTGGGCCGCTGTCACCGCGTTGGCGGCAAGCTGCGCAGTACCCACGGCGTTGTTCGCCAGAATGGTGCCGGTGATGGAGCCGGCCGCGTGGGCGTTGGTACCCAGCGGGCCGGTCACCCAGGCCGAGCCCGAGTAGCGATTCAGCAGATAGCCGTTGGAGGTGTCGTACCAGATGTCGCCGGCCACCGGGCTGCTCGGTGCGGTGGTGGCATAGGTGGTGGTAATGCCGCCGATGGTGCGAGCGGTGAAAGCCACTTGGCCGGCCGCGATGCCGGCGGTGCTGGATAACTGGGCACCGGTGATGCCCGCCGTGGGACTGATCTGCGTGGTGCCGATCGTGCCGTTCGCGATCTGGGTAGCGGTGACGGCGTTGTTAGCCAGGTTGACAGTGGCGACCGCCTGGTTGCCGAGCTGCGTGCTATTCACTGCACCGTTGGCGATCTGGGCCGTGCCCACTGCGCCACTGGATATCTGGGCGGTGCCCACCGCGCCGCTGGAGATCTGGCTGGAGCCCACTGAGCCGGAGCCGAGCGCACCAGACCCGTATTGGTTGGAAACCCAGCTCGAGCCGTTCCAGCTCTTCATCACGTAGCCATTGGCCGGCCCGTCGTACCAGATGTCGCCCACAGCGGGTCCGACCGGCTGTGTGCTGCCAATGCTGACCTTGGTGCCAGAACCCGTGGTGAAGCTGACATCGGCCGTCGAGATCTGGGCTACCGCCACCCCAGAGCTGGGGTTGGAGCCGGCCGAGGAAAGGTTGGTCTTGTCGACCGCGACCAGCTTGGCGTAGTAGGTCTGGTTGTAGGTCAGCCCTGCCACGGTGCGTGAGCCGCCGCGCGCAGTGATCGAGCCGTACAGCGTGGCCGGCGACGGGGTGAAGCCGCTACTGGTGGCCAGGTGCACATCACAGCGCGACCAGGAGGTGTCATAGGGCGCGGCATTGTTCGCGTTGCCGTCCCAACTTACGATCAGGTCGCCGGTCCGGGTGGACAGTGCTGGCGCGGAGGGCGGCAGCGGCGGGGTGGGAAAGACCGGCATGGTGTAGGCGACGGAGCTGGTCCACACGCTGACCAGCCCCGAGTTGCACACCGACTGCACTCGCCAGGTGACCGACTGCCCTGGTTGCAGGTGCACATAGAAGGCGGTGGGCGAGCCGACATAGGTGGACTGGCTGGCTGACCAAGCGCCGGCACCCACTCGGTACTGCGCGTTGTAATAGCCCAGGTCGATGACCGGGCTGCCATCGGTGTAGGTAGCCGGCTCGGTCCAGGTCACGGTGGCCTGGTCGAAGTCATGACCATTGGCATCGCGGTAGCCGGACACGCTGGCCGAGATATTGGTGGGCGGGCTTGGTGTCTTGGGTGCGCTCAGGATCGGGTCAGCGATGTTGGACTGCTGGCCGTTGGCCCGCTGGAAGAGTCGGACAGGCGGATGGTTGGGCATCTATTGCCCCGTTCCCGGCGCTTGGTAATAGAAGCGCGCCTGGAAGTACACCGGCTCGATGTAGTCGGCGTAGAAGTAGGCACACAGGCTGATGTTGCCGACCTTCTCGGTGCCGGCCTTGGCCAGCTGGTTGTAGTTGACGTTGTTCTGGCTGCAGTCAAAGGTCCACGGCGATTCATCGACCAACATGCCGGTGGGCTTGCCGCCCTGGGTCTTCAACCCTGGGCTGTAGCCGGCCGGCTGTTCGCGGTTGCCCCAGCCCATGCAGTAGATCTGACTGATTCCAGAGAAGTGCCCGGTATCGGTCCACGCCTGCCCGGTAGAGGGATCGGTTGCCTCGAAAGCGCCCACGATGGTCAGCGGGTCATAGTTCACATTGCCGTGCGCATCGGTGGAGTGCGGGAAGAAGGTCTTGTCCTCGCTGCACGTGCCGCCGGTGTAGTAGACCGAGAAGTGGAACGGGATAGGCAGCAAGTTGCCGTGCCAGTCGAAGACCGCGCACTCAGTGCGCCGGATGGTGCCCTTCTCACTCATCCGTACCCGATAGGGGCCGCCCCAGCGTCCCAGGCCGCCCTTCTTCTTGGTGTCATTTGCCTTGCACGGCGCGTACCACTGGTGCTTGGACTTGGGTGGATTGGCCTTGACCCAGGCCGTGTAGGGGAACTTCGCGTTGGTCGGCATGTGCTTGGCGCCCAAGCTGTAGGCGCCTGGGGTGAAGCCCGAACCCTTGGCGTAGGACCAGCGTGCCTGGACATCCTCGATGGCGTTCGAGTTCTTGTTCAGCGAGAGCAGCCTGGCCGGGGTGAGCGCATCACGGGTGCGGTTGATCGCCTCGGCCAAGGTGAGCAGATCCCGGTAGCGGGTGTCTACGGTCAGCGTGGCCGTGCCGCCCTCTACGTCACAGTCCACCTGCGCGATGTGCAGCTGCAGCCCATCACTGCCGCGACCGCGCCAGCCGCGCAGCCGCATCGTCATGCCGGCCTGGATGGTCCAGCGCGACAGACTCGAGCTGGGATCGGTATGCAGCACGACGCTGCCCGACCAGCCGGCGTCCAGCTCGCGGGTCAGGGTCTGCTCGGCCGCTTGGATGCCCTCGATCTCGGAGAAGCCGGTGCCGTATTGCACGTACTGCTCGCGCGCGATCCGGGACTTGACTAACCGCTTGTTGCCAACCACCGGGTAGACCATGCCGGAGGCCGCGATCGGCTGGTAGTCGGTGCGCATCCCATCCCGGCTGATGATCGAGTTGTTCCAGGTGGTGCCGGCCAGGTCAGTACCGGTGCCGTAGATGAGATCGCAGCGCTGAGTGGCATCGCGGGTCAGCGTGATCTCGATGCCGGGCATGCCGGACCACAGCGAGAAGTCCGGGGTGCGGAACCGATCGCGGATGGTCAGGTACGGCGTGCGTGGCGGGCACAGCCCAGCAATGCCGGGGATGGTGTCGTTCTCATGGCCCATCCGCAGCGTCCATTGGTTGCCCGGTACCGCCGCTGTCGGGCTCTGGCTGCCATCGGTGGAGCCCGGCTTGACGATCATCACAGCCAGCATCTGCGCGATATAGGAGGTCAGCATGTGATCCCAGGCGCCGGTCTGCCTGGTCAGGTAGCCGGTCCACTTGCTACCCGGCGCGATGTCCGGCCAATAGGCGTTGTCCAGCTGCCGGTTGTACGGCGGCGCGATCCCAGACCAGTCCTTCGGCCACAGGATGCGGTAGCGATCGGTGCGCAGGTGTGGCCGGGCCCGCCGGTCGAAGCACAGCCCGATCAGCTGCTCGAGCGGCCACGGCCGGGGTGGGAAGAACGGCTTGGCCAAGTAGGAGTCCAGCTGGTACAGCGCGCCCTGGCACTGCACCTGCAGTCGGTCGCCCTCGCTGCTGGTGCTCACCTCATGGCTGGTCACAAAGCCCTCGAAGACCTTGGTGCCACGCCGGGTGGCGGTGTGGTTGTAGGTCAGGTTGCCGGCCGAGGTGTAGGGCGAGATGTAGTCCCAGGTGGGCGCGACTTGATCCAGCTGGCCGGTCAGCGCGTTCTCCCAGAGCATGGTGTCCGGGGAGCTGTTCACCATGTTCGCCGGCCACGCCGCCGGCACGCTCATCGCCGGCACCCACCAGATGTCCACCGCCGCGTCATCGGCCAGGATGGCGCGCAGGCTAGACGGATCGACCAGCGCATCGTCATAGGCGCTGACCTGTGGGAAGTCCAGGGTGGCCACGCTGTCACTGAACGGATCGGCCGAGCTGTAGGTGATCTTCACCGGGGTATTGCGGAAGAAGGTCACATCGCGCGGGCTGCCACCCGGCGGGGTCATCAGCAGCAGGAACCGCCCGCCTACCCCAACGGTGCGGTTCAGCGCCCAGGTGTTGGCCATCAGGTGTGCTCCACGAATCGCCAAGTGGAGGACAGCTGGCCATGGTGGCTCTCCAGCTGTGCGGTGGTCAGCGGACCGGTCCAGAGCCGGATCTCGAAGACCACCATCGCGGTGGCGAACGCATCGTCGAGCACCCCATTGCCACGACCCAGCACGCAGTAGCGCTGGGCGCCATGGCTGGCCAGCTTGACCGAGCGCTGCACATGGCTGGTCGGGTACTTCAGGCTGTTGCCGAACACCCCGAACACCGAGCTGTTGCCGTTGTAGACGCCATAGAGCACCTTGGGCCGCAGGCTGTACGCGAAGGGCACCTTGGCGATCTTGGTGGTCGGGTGCATGTCGTTGAAGCCGCTCACCCGCTTGGGGTGCACCTGTAGCCCGGTGCGATAGCCCAGGTTCTCGTTCACCGCCGGCAGCACGGTGCGCGCCGGTAGCCCGTGCTGGAACCATTTGGCCCGCGTGGCCGCCGGGATGGCTCCGGTGCCAGTGGTCGGATCGCGCCCGCTGTCCAGCACGCACTGCACGTTGTAGGGGCTGGTGAAGTGAGTGAACACGCAGCAGATCATGAAGGTGAACGGGAACTGCAGGATGGTGCCGAAGTCGGCCCACATGTGGTTGACGTGGTGCGGGGTGAAATGCACCGCGGTGGGCGTGGTCACCGTGGTGCCGTCATGGCCGTGGTGGGTGTAGCTGGCCACTCGTGGCTTGAACGGATAGTCGCTGTTCCACGCGATCTGCCCGGTGCTCACGCCATCGCAGTTCCACTGCTGGCAGCCGGCCGGCACACTGGCGGTGCCGTCCACGCTGGACGGCTTACCCAGGTAGTACTCGTGGTTGGGATAGCTGGACGGGTTAGGCAGGCTGCGCGCACTCCAGCGGTAGAAGGTCGAGCCGGCTGGCTGCGATGGCGGTGGGGTGGTCCAGATGGTGCCGTTCCAGATCGGATCAGGATCGGGGAAGACCACCACGTGCCCGGTGCCCTGGGTGACGGTGTAGCTGCCGTGGTAGCTGGCCGGGTACTTGGCCAGCTGTGGCTTGCCGGTATCGACGGTGGGAGTGCCGGCCGGGCTCACCGTGACCGAAGGGATCAAGCGTCGAGTGGGCAGCGTCATCAGGACCCCGCCTCACTCGGATTCAGCACCACCAGCCGAGCGTGGATCTTGACCGCCATAATCACCGGCTGCGGCGGTTGATCTAGGGTGTGCAGCCCGACGGTGGGCGCGGCCAGTGCCATGGCCATCGTGAAGCTGTCCTGGAACGCCAAGGCCGGCGCGGTCACTTTGGCCATCAGAACAGATCCCCGTTGCTATCCAGCAGCCCCTCATAGCCACAGCGCATGCAGATCGCTTCAAACGAGCAACCGTCGCAGCCGCTGGGCACGACATAGCGCTGCGGGTGCCAGCCCAGGTGCTCGCAGAACCACAATCCGATGCGCCGTCTCATCAGGTCCTCGTCAGGGTGAGCGTGCCGAGTGGGAAGGTCAGGTCGGTCCCTCCCGCCGAGATGGTGAAGGCGCTGGCCTGGTCCACCCAAGCCCACACCGTGGTGCCACTGAGAGCATCAATCAGCTGGGCGCCGAGGAAGCTGCCCGGCCCGAGTGCCAGGAACACGATGTCGGCGCTGTTGGCCATCTGGTCTGCGCTCACCGCGAAGAACGGCACCGGCTGGCGGGTGTAGTTGGCCACCGCGAGCTCGGTGACGGTGCCGGATGGGTCGCCACTGGTGGTGCACAGCGCTAGATACAAAGTGGGCGGTGCCAACAGCCCGGTGCTGATGGCCAGCATCTGCTGTTTGCCATAGGTGGTCATCCCGACAGCAGCCATCGCCTACTCCGCGATCGAGGGCAGCAGGTTGGCCAACTCGATGGAGATCGAGCCGGCGGGGATCACGATGGTCGAGCCCGCGGTGATGGTCAGGATGTCGGTGAACTGCTCCCAGCACCACAGGTTGCCGGCGGTGGCGTTGTCGGTCAGCGCGAACCAGGGCATCTGCCCCCAGTCCACATCCGGGGTGGGGAAGGTGACCGCCACCGTGGTGGTCGCGTAGCCCGCATCGGCCATCGCCCAGTTGCTCGAGCCCAGCCCCAGTGCCGTCCGCGCGTAGGTGGCGGTAGACACCAGCGCCGGCGGCTCGAGGGTCTGCAGCACAGTGCCGTCCCAGCCTTCGCCGGGCTCGTCGAAGCACAGCGCCACGTAGAAGCTGGCCGGCAGCGCGCCTACGCCCACCATCAGCGCTGCCCACTGCTGCGAACCATAGGTCGAACTGGCCATCACACTCCCCCGGCTACCGGCACCGGTTGGCGCGGCACGGTGAAGGTGACCAGGCCCTGCTTGGCCACGAAGCGTGGGGTGGTCCAGGTGACCTGTACGTCGGCGGCTTCGCACAGATAGGTGTAGTGCGTGGCCTCGCTCACGTCGCCCAGGATCAGGTCCAGGGTGAAGCTGTCCTGGCTAAAGGCCGCGATCAGCACCGCCATGTTCTTCTGGAACGCGCTCTGATTGGGCGGGCCGTTGAGGTTGTTGCCGTCAACGCCGCTGACCTCGAAGGCGATGTTCTCGTTCACGATCTGCCGCTGCCTGGCCACCGTGACCGAACCGTCGATGTAGATGGAGCTGACCTGGTTGCGGGTCCACTGCACCTGGCCACCCAGGAAGGCGCTGGTCGAGCAGCGGTAGATCACACCGTCATTGAGCTGTAGGGGCGGAAGGCCGAGCTGTGTGCGCGTGACCGTCGCGCTCATCGGCAGCTCGTTGGCCATCACGCCCCCCTCCGTACATGTTGGGGCCAGATTAGCCGTGTTCCACGTTTGCGCTAACCATTGTTGGAGACTGCCTTCAATGCGACGTAACCCAGGGTGGCCGCCGAGCCGGCGCTGGAGACATTGACTCGGGCCAGCTTGGGCAGCGCGCCGGTGACCAGCGCGTTGACGGTGGAGCTGGCCACCGAAGTCAGCGCGGCGCCCAGGTTGAACCAGGTAGTGCCGTCCTCGCTGCCCTGCAGCTGGAACTGCGGCGGCGTGGTGGCTGCGCCCATGTTGACGGTCAGCTGGAAGGTGTCGCAGCCCTCCACGTACCAGACCGCGGTGGTCGAGTTGAGCGTGTTGGGCGACACGGTGCGGTCGAAGAAACGGCGCAGGTTCAGTCCTGGTGTGGAGAACTCCACCCGGTTCAGCGCGCGCGTGAAGCTGGGCGTGGTGCCGCCGATGGTCTGCACGTAGCGATAGCGGGTGCCGTACTGGGCGCGGATCAACGGGCTGGTGTAGAAGCCCACCGCGGTGATCCGCTCGAAGTGGTATACGTCGATCCAGTTGGTGCCGTTGTCGATGGACTCCTGCACCACCACGTCCATCGTGGGCGTGGTACCGGTGGCCGCGGTGACCACGATATTGAACGAGTGCGCGTAGGTGCCCACGGTGATGTTCGAGCCAGGCGAGATCGCCGCCGTAGTGGTGGTCGTGGTGATCGCGGCAGAAGCGATGTCCGCGACCAGGAAGCCGCCCCAGCCGGCCGCGCTCCACTGGCTGGTGCTGATGCCGGTGGATTGTGAGGCGGACACAGCGCCGGAGCCGACATAGACGGTGACAGCGTTGTTCAGGTCGATGCTGTTGCCGCGCCCGCCGATGATCTCGGTGGGTAGCCGGGTGTGGTCGAAGACGCGCGCGAAGTGCAGCCGCACGTCGGTCATCCGGATCAGCGCACCGCCGGTGTTGGTCGATGCGATGGGTGTCAGGCTGCCGCTGGCCGGCGCGAGCTCGAGCGTCGTGGTGGACACTCGCAGCACCTTGTAGGCACCCTCGTAGGCAGACACTGCCGAGTTCAGCCCGTAGAGGTACATGAACTCGCCAGGCAACGGCGTGGTCCAGGTCGCGTTGCCGATCACGGTGAGGATGTTGGCGGTGGCTGACAGTGATTGGGCGACCTGGGCGAAGATGCCCGGTGCCAGCACGCCGCCCTGCACCCGGTAGACCGTGCCATCCAGGCTCGAGGTGGAGCTGGCGGTACCGATCACCACGGTGAAGTGGGTGGTGTCCACCACGCTCGCCACCGCAGTCGCCACCGCGAGGTTGGGGAAGTTGGTCTGATCCCGCACGCCGTAGATCTGGATCCAGTCCAGGGTGGTCAGCCCATGTGGCACATCGGTGGTCACGGTGGCCGTGGTAGTGCCGGTCTTGGCGATGGCGGTGATGCGCGCGATCGGCCGGGTGAAGCCGGCGAGATTGCGAGCGCGGACGTGTAGGTGGTAGTTCCGCGTTTCGTCGGGCAGCGTCTGGGAGTACTTCTGCACGGCGCTGGCCACGGTGCCGGCATCGGCAGGGAAGGAGCGGAAGCTGGTCTCCTCTGCGGTGTACTGGGCCTCGTAGATGCTGCCGGTGTTGAAGGCATCCGCATACGGGCCAACGTTGGTCTGGGTCGCGCCAGAGGTAGCGATGGTGATGTTGGTGGTGCGCGCCTTGGAGCCGTTACGCCGGGTGACCGCGGAGGCGTTGGTGGCGATGGCGTTTTCCATCAGATAGCCGGAGCCATTGAGGGCGTAGCGGAACTGGTCGATCAGCCGGACCTTGCCACCGGTGGTGGTGTAGGTCGCGATGCCCGCGGTTATGGGCAGGCTGAAGGTGTTCTGGTCGACCACCGTGACCACCATCGGGCCAGCGTTGATCCGCGAGTCTTGGCAACCGTAGATGTTGACCCGATCGCCGCTGTTCAAACCGTGGCTGTTGATGATGATGGGCACCACGTTGGCCACTGCCACCACGACCGAAGCAGGCATGTTCATGTCGTTGCCGCCATTCCACGGCGGCGCAGAGAAGTCGACATTGCCAGCACCGTCATCACCGACGATGCCGTAGAAGATCTCCTGGCCAACGATGCGTTGGGACAGGCTGACCCCGAATCCGGTGCGGATCGGAATGTTGAACGTCTCCCTGCTGGTGATGGTGACTTCGGTGGACTCCAGCAGCGGCGAGAGTGAGATGCGCCCGTAGCAGGAGCCGGCGGAGTTGCCACCCAAGGTGATGACGTGCCCGTCCGGGTTGACGGTGGTCCAGTTGTTGGGGCTGATGCCCTGGTCGAACTCGTCGTGCCAGTCCTTGCGGACGCCAGCCATCAGCTGGGACTGCAACCCGTCGTCGTAGTAGATGAGTAGGTCATCGGTCGAACTGTGGCCGGTGGTGTCGTAGGCCAGCGTGAGCACATTGCCGGCAGTGGTGCCGGTCAGGGTGCCGTCGTTGTAGAGGTAGTAGTCGACCCGGCGGGTGGTGTTGGACACCAGCAGGATCGAACCCTGGGCAGCCATCAGCGGGTAGTTCGGGAAGGTGATGGTCTTGGCTGCCGGGTTGAAGACGTAGTTGCTCAGCACGGTCTTCATGGCTTAGCCCAGCGCGATCTGATAGGAGGTGACCTGGGCCTTGGACATCGACGGTGGGCCGGCTGGGCCCGGAATACCCTGCGGCCCCTGTGGCCCAGCTGGTCCGCCGAGCATCGTGATCTGGACCGTGGTCGCGCCCGCCATCACCTGTCCCGTGGGTGGACTGGGGAAGACGACCCTGGTGTTGTAGGCGGGCACGCGTTGCTCCTAGGGGGTGTAGGGCTGGTAGACATCCACCCGGCCACGGAATGGGGTCTGCGGGCTCACGCTCCCACCGGTGCCCTGCACATCGAAATACCAGTTCGCCACACCCTCGGTGGTCAGGTCCATCGTGTTGGTGATGGTCCCAGTCAGGCTGAGCACCAGGATGCCTTGAGCGGCCTTGCTCGAGTCCACCGTGAAGTTGATGGTGGGGCTGCCCAGCGGGGAAGGCCGTAGATGCGATGTCCAGGTGGTGGCGTAGCCGGTCAGCGGATAGGGGTTGTTGTTGTTGTCCACGCTGGTCAGCGTGATGGACAGTGCACTGCCGGCGACCACCCCATAGACGCCCACATCGGTGCGCGGTTCGCTGCTCATGCCTTAGTCCCGCCGAAGTACTCGACCGCATGCCCGGCGTTGACCATCACGGTGGCGAAGTTCTGACCATCCGGCAGCATCAGGCTGGCATCGAAGCGCCCGCCGTACTTGTCCCAACCATGGGACAGCACATTCACGATGGTGCCCGGTGGGCACAGCCCAGCAGCGGCACGCAACGCCGTCTTGCCGGCTTCGGTGTTCAGCTCTGGTGCGTCAATGCCGTAGATGCGTGCGCTGGTCTGTGGCTTACCGGTGATCGGGTTGTAGGCCAACAGCGCCTGGCCGAAGCCTAGGTCCAGGTCGAGATGGCAGGTGTCACCGTCATGCCAGTCGCGCACCTTGCCTCGATAGGGCCCATAGACCTCGGCCACCGCTTACTCCTCGGCTGCTGGCTCTTCCTCTGCTGCGGCCTCAGCGCCGGCTACCGAGCCACCCGCACCGGGCGGGTTGTCGCCGGTCAGGGCTTCCTGGGTTGCCGCATTCTGGGCTGCGGCCGCTTCCTGGGCAGCTGCGACTTCCTCGTCCTGCCCCTCGACCCCGAACGGGCCATCGGTGGGCATCGCAACGGGCGGGTCGTCATAGCCGGTGCGGTGCGTGACATCAGCATCTGGGACCTCATCGGCCGCTGCGGTCTCTTCGGACTCGGTCATGTCTTGCTCCTAACTCGATGGGTTGTCTTCGCTGGATTCGCCGTAGTCCACCCCGATGTTCACGTGCTCCAGGCGAACGGTCTCACTCAGACCGGGGCAGCGATAGGTGTACTTGCCGAAGTCCCACCAGTGCTCCTTGTGGGCGTGGTTCCACTGGCACCACTGCGGCATGGTGATGGTGATCGGACCGAACTGGGTGCTCATTTGCCTCTCGGCACTGTGTAGAGGTGCTTGCCGGCCTTGCGCACTGTCAGGTCGCCGGTGTCCCACAGGATCAGGTGGGTGTCCCCGACCTTGCCCACCTCCTGGCCCTTGGGCCTGGGCTTGTCGGGTGGTTTGGCCGGCGGCTTGACGGGCGGTTTGGCCGGTGGCTTCACCGGTGGTTTGGTCACTGCCTTGAATCCCCACTGTCCGTAGTCCGGGCAGTGCGCACTGTCCAGGTCCACGGTGCCCGAGCCCAGCTTGACGTTGTTCTTGTCCTGCGCGCAGGCGCATCGCTCGTCGTACTTGCCAGCACTCCAGGCGTAGGTCTGCCAGGCCCAGAAGAAGCCAGCGCTCGAGCTTCTGCCCACCAGCCCGTTGTCCATCGCGTGCTTGACCAGGTCGTACTCGCCGTACACCCCGGTGCGCGCCACCCCGAGCACGCTGGCCACGCCCTTGAGGTACTGGTCCAGCTTGGGGTAATCACTCGGAGCGGTGTCGATATCCACCGAGAAGTAGATCGGCCGGTCCTTGGGTCCGCCGCACTCACCATGCTGCAGGCTGGCCACACGAGCATCGTCCCGACCGGCGTTGAAGCCGGCCATTGCCCGCCCGGATGTGGACTCGAAGTTGGACACCACCTCGACACCATGAGCCTGCAGTGCGGTGGCCTCGGCTCGAGTTAGGTTCTTGGTGTTGGGTGCCTGGCTGTGCGGATAGACGTAGCGACACGCGAACTTCTTGCCCGCCTGCTGGAGCTCGGCCGGCGTGGGATGGTCGAAGGAGTAGTCCACCCCCTGGATGACTGCCACAGCCTCAGTCTCGCGCCCCGCGCAGCCCGTCCTTGACCACCAGACGGGTGCGTTGGGGTGCGATCACGGATGGTGGGCAGGCTGATGCTAGAGGCATGACCCAGCCCGCAGCGCCCGCTACCCAGATCACCCCACCGCCGGATGCCGTGAACGGTGAGAACGCCTGGTACGGCTATCACCCTGGCATGCAGGCGATGCTCTATGACATGTTCTCGACCCCGGCCAACGGCAGACCGGTCATCGTCGCGCCGAAGCTGATCCTCATCTCACCAGGTGGCAAGTGGTTCCAGATCTTGGTGACCGACCAGGGCAACCTAAGCACCTATGAGCTCGATCCGGATTCGGTCGGCCCCTGACTGAACGGGCGCCACCGCGCGGTGGGTCGCATCATCACCTCGATCGCCTTGGGCTCGAAGCCCTTGCCGCCACACCCGCGGACCTCATTGCGTGCGCCGGCCAGCGTGTAGCCACCTCCCACGTGCTCCCGGCCGTCCTTGTACCGCCACAGCACGCCGTACTCGAAATCAGGCACTGGGCCGCCACCAGCTGGGCAACTGACCCTCAAGCAGGTGCTCATCGAAGTGCATGGCCGCCTTTCCGGTCTCTAGATCCAGGTAGGGACGATCGTTCTCATTCCACTCAAAGACCGCGAAACGGAACAGTGGAGCGTCAATCACGTCGTACTCGATCCAGGCCACCCGCTTTGGATCATGACCATATCGCCAGCACAGCTCGTGCAGCTCCTCGCGGTACACCGCGACCGGCCAGTGGCAGGGCTGGACGATGTGGCCGGTCCAGATGTGCTCAGGCAGTGATGCCTTCATGATCCAACATCGCCTGTCGCACCGCGGCATCCTTGGCCTCGAGCAGCTTACGTAGGCACACCGACAGCTCCTGGCCATCCTGTAGAGCAGCGAGCAGCTTCTCCGCGAGCGCCGAGAACGGCTGGCTGATCAGCTGCAGATGCTCAGGCAAATGCTTGTAGCTGAACAGCGGTTCAAAGTGCCGCACGCCCAGGTGCCGGCCGGCCCACATCTGGATGTCCTCGGTACCCGTCATGAACTCTCCATCTGCTCCGCTCGGGTCAATGACGGCGTCCATGCCCGCCACTCGTGTGACCATCCCAGCTCCTGCGGCCAGCAGGTATCACCGACACGCGGCGGACGCCAGGCCTCGAGGCTGATCTCGGCTGGGTTCATCGCGGTGTCGCCAGCCCGACGACGCAGCCCAAAGCCAAACTCCGGCCAACGCAGCCACAGACTCGAGCCGGCCGGACGTAGCTGCCGCTGCTTGCCTGGGATCTCAGCATGGCCGGCGTGGGCTTCGAGCAGTACCGCACAGCCGCACAGCTCACGAGCCCGATCGAGCACCTTGGTCAGTTTGCGAGCCAGTTCCTCATCATTCGGATTGCCGCAGTACAACCGATAGGCAGGGCCCAGAATGAGCACATGCGGTCGAACACTTTGCACCTGTTCGCAGAGCCATTCGGCATCGGCGTCCTGGGTCAGGTCCAATCCCGCCGGGTCGATGACTACACGGAACATACCTGCGCGCAGTGGGCGCCCCATTGCAAGAGCCTGCCGGACCTGGTGACGCGCCTCGAAGCGGACCTGACCGCGGCTGTTTTCCGCGTCTATCATCAGCACGCGCAAGGGCTCGATGTGCGCGAAGGTGACGGGGTGGATGCCAGCGGCCAGCTGGACACCGAAGGCACGCAGCCAGCTGCTCTTGCCCAGCCCCTCGGATCCGGTGAGGATCAGCCGGCTGCCCTTCTCCAGCAGCCCCTCGACCAGCCAGTCGTGATCGGGCTCGACCGAGTTGATCACGTCCAGCAGGTCATCCGGACCGAGGATCTCCGCCGGTGGGTCATCGAGAACGGCGGGGAGAGTTTGCTCGAGGGTGAGCCCAGCAGCTAGGTGCGCCGCGATGTCCTTGTGCGGATCAGCGGCCTGGCGCAGCCAGACGTGCTCGGCCACACCTTCCAAGCTGGCCGCGATCGTTTTGCCGTGTTCGCGACCAGGCTGGTCCTTGTCGATGAACACGATGACGTTGGCGCCCTTGAAGTGCTCCGCATACTCAGGGCGCCACTTGCCCGCTCCGCCCGGATTGCAGGTGGCCACCTTGCCAATGCCGACCAGAGCCAGCACATCGCGCTCGCCCTCCGCGATGTAGACAACGCCATCGGCCTCGATCAGCTCAGGTAGCCGGAACAGCACCCGCCTGGTGTTCTCCAACTTCCAGATCCACTCGCCACCGAAGCCAGGCCGGCGTTGCAGGAAGCGCTTATCCGATGTCCGGCACACCTGAAACAGCAACGTGCCGTGCTCATCGACGTAGTTGTAGATGTCCACGAAGCCGTCATCGCGCCTGGGCGGCTTGTAGCCGAGCGCGTCGAGCACCAGCTTGGGATCACAGCCTGCATGGCAGTGCACCAGCAGCTTGCCCTCTTCCACCTTGAGGGTGAGCGAGGGATTGCGATCCTCGTGGGAGGGGCAGCGCGCGATCCACTGGCCGTTGATGGCCTTGAGCCCGTCGAGCACGGCCTCGATCTCGGGCGGCAGCGGGGCGGGCATCAGTACACGTCCATCTGGCGGACACCAGCCGGGGCGACGACGTGGTTGGCGGCGCTGTTGCCGGTCCAGTCATCGGCGTTGATCATCCAGTTGCGCCAGGTCAGCGACCACTTGACCTTGGTCGCGTCCTTGCCTGACTTCGCGCCCCAGTAGTTCTTGAACTTCTCCAATTCACGACGAAGGAAGAGTTCGCCGTAGCCCTGCTTCTGTGCCCAGCGATGGTCATCGGCGTTGGGCTTCCAGTTGTCGGGGAGCCTGCTCGCGCGTGCGCGCGCGGGCGCGCGTTGTTCTATAGGTTCTTCTTTAGGTTCTTCTATAGGTTCGGAGGACTGTGTGTCCTCTAGGCCGGACACAGTGTCCTCTAGGTGTGCCTCAGTGTCCTCTTGTGGCTGGTCACCACTGGCCAACTGGTCCTCACCAGAGGACATGGTGTCCTCTAGTGCCAGGAAGTAGCGATTGCTGTTCTTGGATCCGTCAGGGCTACGGCGCACCTCAACGGTGATGAGCTTCAGGTCATCCTTCAGCTTCGCGATCTGCCGGCGTACCGATCGGGTGCTCTGACCGGTCATCTGCGCCAGGAGCTCCTGCCCTGGATAGCAGGATCCGTGCTCATCGGCGTAATTCGCGAGGGCCACCAGGGTGGCTTTGCACGCCAATCCCATGTCGGCTGGCTGCTCGTATGCCCAGTTCAGGGCCCGGATGCTCATGACACGATCTCGTGTCGTTCACTTGCGTGCGCGCAGGTGTTGGATATTCTTGGCCGCATGGGCACAGGGCACCCCTCCTTGACTCGGGGAAGTGCCCGGCTTGAGCGCGGTGAACGCTCTCGGGCCGCCCTGGCCCTCTAAATCCAGGCAACTCCCTGGGTGACCCCTGCGAGGCTACTCCGCTGACGGAACGGCACAAGAGGCCTGGATGGCCATTTGCGGGCCCCTAGTGGAGCTGGCGGGATTTGAACCCGCGACCCTCGCACTGCCAGTGCGATGCGCTACCGCTGCGCTACAGCCCCTCCATCAGGTCCCGCAGATCGAAGTGTTCCTTGACCGCATCCTTGACCCGCCACGGGGCACCGGTCAGGCCCAGCAGCCGGCCATCGTAGATGCGCGCATAGGTGGGCACCGCAATCCGTGAGTGCAGCCAGTCGATGCCCTGCGGTGTAATGCGCCACCAGCCCGCGCGCCCGCCATCCTCGCGCTCTACCCGCTCTTCCTCGATCAGCCCCCAGTAGGACAGACGTGCAGCTTCACCGCCCAGGCGTCCCAATCCGAGCGAGGGCAGATGCGCGTAACCCCCGTTTTCGTTGTTGCGCTGCGCGTAGATCGCCACCAGCCCGCGCACCGCACTGTGGTTGATCTTCCGCTTGTAGACCTTGGCGAACTGCCGACAACACGGACACGATGCCCCATCCTCCACGCGGTCTCGCAACCAATCGCGCGCCTCGCCCAGCGGCCAGTCATCGCCTGGGATGGGATCACTCATGCGGTGGGGGTGGGATTTGAACCCACGGTGGCCCTCTCCGACCACTCTGGTTTTCGGGACCAGCGCCTTCAGCCGCTCGGCCACCCCACCTATTGGACAACGCACAATCCTGGCATCAGCCGCACCGGTACCTCAAGCGGGTCCTCGTTGGTGTGCACCAGCCAGCCCAGCACGTAGGCGCGATCGGGCTGGGCGTGGATCGCGGCATGACAGCGCGGGTGCACAGCCAGCAGGTTCTCCGCAAAGTCCAGCGGTCCCTTGCCGCCCGTGCCGCGGTTCTTGCGGTGATGCAGCTCGAACCGGCTCAGCGGTAGGCCGCCCACCTCGCAGTAGTAGCCGGCCCGATCGAGAACGGCGGCCACCACGGTGTCAGGTATCCGAGACATCTTTCGCCTTGAACACTTCGCATGCCGGCCACCAACCCCGTATGTCACTGGCCTCACCGCGGCTCGGATAGTTCTTGCACTTCAGGTATCGGCGCACCGTGTAGGTCTGGTGGAACAGCTCTGCGCAATCTCGACAGCGCAGCCCAGGGGCCAGCTTGTCGTCCATCGGCGCAGCGTCCTTGTGCAGTCGCAAGCCTTTGATCAGTTTGGCCAGCGGGTGCATGCCGACGCTCATCAGCAGATGTTGCGTCTCTGATCGGGCCCGCGTCGGTCCCGGTGGCGGCACGATGGAGGTCTCGTTGATTTCGGGGAACATCGAGAGCTGACTCATTCGCTCCTCCTATGCGCCCTCGTCAGTCAACCCCATCACACTGAATTCGGCGCGCAACGTGGCCGCAGCGGTGCGCGCGCCGTCCAATTCGTCCTTGCAGTGGGACAGCTGGCGCTTGAGGTGGTTGACCACGATCTCGGCCCGCTTGGCATCCAGCATCAGCCCCTGCACCAGCTTGTCGGTGAGCAGGATGGCGTTGCGCACCGGGCCGGTGCCCTCGGCCTTCAGGTAGGCGTGCGCCTGGGTCACATCCGCCTCGTGCCGGCGCTCATATGCCTCAAGTTCGGCCCGATGTAGTTCGTCGATGAGCGCGCGTTGCCGGCGTAGGACGGTACCGATGTACCGGGTTACCTCTCGGGGAGATTCCGGCTGCGGGACAGACACCGTGACTCAGTAAGGTGGCTCATCGTTGGAAACAGGGCGACCCCCCCAGGGGTCCTCGGGGGGAGCAGACCCTCGGGGGGATCGCGCTGCTGATGCACCCCGTTCGGCTTTGAGGACCTGGGCGCCGGCGAAACGCAGGCTCGGCCCGACCTCCTGCACTAGCAGCTGGAAGCCGGAGCGCTTGTTGCCCTCTTTGTCCTCCCACCGTTGCTGTTGCATCTGGCCGGACACGATAACGCGGTTGCCTTTGTGCAGGTACTCAGCAACGTGTTCAGCCTGCTCGCGCCACACTGAGCAGCGCATGAACAGCGCATCGCCATCGCGCCACTCGCTGCTCGCCTTATCGAAGAACCGCGGGGTACTGGCCACCGTGAAATTGGTGACCGCAGCACCTTGCTGGGTGAAGCGCAGCTCCGGATCGTCGGTCAGGTTCCCGATGATGGTGATCGTGGTCTCGCCGCTCATAGCTGATCTCCTTCAGTCGTAGAGCGTTTCTTATACGGACCACGCTAGAACTCGGGTCTGACAACTATGCGGAACGACGCGCCCCCTTTTCATAGTCGACGCACTCGAACAGATCGGTGAAGCAGATGCCATCGAAGGCCCGCAGCGCGCCGGCGATGAACCTCTCAGACGGGCCGGTCGCCCCGGTGCCCGTCCTCCAGGCGGTAGAGTGCTGGATACCTAAAGCGTGGGCGATATCCCTGTCGTTGCGCAGGTGATGGCTCGCGCAGAGCCGCCTAAACTCGTCGATTTTCAGGACGACCGTAGAAGGACGCCCGATTCCTGTTAGAGGTCCCTCAGCCACAGGGAATAAGCTACGCAAATGGAGCACCGTCGACAAGAGACGCCCCTTGTGCGATGCTCCATGTCCGGAGTAAGCAGTACTCCGTACATGCAACATAGGTACGGAGGTGCCTCCCATGGTGCGTAGACCCCCGAGCCCTAATGCTCATGCGCTGTACGCCTGGCTCGAGACCGAGTGGGCGAACATGGGTATCAAGCCGACCGCTTGGTGCCGCAAGGTTGGACTGGCCGACGCCACCATCTTCCGGTGGCGCGATGAGGGCTGCGAGCCCGATGTAGCCACCCTGAAGAAGGTCGCCGAAGCGCTCGAGCGTCCGCTCATCGACATCCTGATCGCGGCCAACTACATCACCCCGGACGAAACCGGCGGGTACAAGGCGCCAGAGCGGACCTATGACCTGCTCGAGACGCTGCGCCTGGACACCGGCCTGAGCCCACACGAGCGCGAGGCACACCGCCATCTGCACGATGCGTTCGCGCTAGCCAGCTAGCCGGCGTCTCCGCCCTCGACCACGGCCTGTAGCTGCCGCACGTACTCCTCCGGGTCGGGCGAGATCACAATGGTGCGCGGGGCCACCACTGCCATCTCCTCGGCATCCAGGCGCTGCACCCGATCGCTCTGCGCCATCGCACGCAGGATCACCGCGGCTGCCTCCGGCTTGCGCGAGACGATCGCGTCCTGCCAGAACGCTTCGATGACCCGCTCGTAGCGGTCGATGGACATCTGCAGGGCCTCGGCGCGCTGGGCCTCAGCACGTTCCATCCGGGCCTGCTGCATGAACACCCGCAGCGCCTCTTTGGCGATGTTGATGTTTGCGTAGCCGGTCTGCTTGGCCGCGTCCCGCCATGGCACCCCGGCTTGGCGCTTCTTCCACAGCTCATACGGCGGGTCCAGGACCACGGGTACGGCTGACAGCCGGCGGCTGCGCCGAGTGGTCGGCTTGTCTGTCATCGCATCACTTCCGCCACGATGGTGGGCACCGGCGTACCCGCTTCGATCCTCTCGAAGAACGCCAGCCGTTGTCGGCGGGTCGTGCCGCCCCACACCCCGTACCGCTCTCCGGTTACCACGTAGCCGTCAGCAAGCCGATGAGTCGACGTTAGTGCCCAGGTGAGACATTCGCGCTGCACAGGGCACGAATAGCAGATCGCTCTGGTGCGGGCCAGCTCGGTCGGCGGGAAGGCCTGGGTGGCCTTCTTGCCGAAGAATTCCCGGTCTGCCTCCGGCCGGCCGGCACAGGCCGCCTCGGCGTGCCAGTCCAGTGCAGCAGCATCTGGACGTGCCGGCCCAGCCACCTCCTGCGGTGCGAACCGGGCGCTGTCCAGGGCGGAGAGCGGTAACCAGTGCCGGCTGTGCACCAGCAGCCACACCGCATGGCTGAGCTGTACCCGCTCGCCGGCTACGCTGCGCCGTTTGGAGATCCAGGGGGCGCTGTAGGCCAGCGGGCCCGGTGTGACGCTGTCCCCGATCATCGCGACACCGCGATGACGATGGCCCGTGCGTCCTCATCGCGCCAGGCCACCATGTCCGGCCGGTTGGCGATGGCCGCATCGCCCACCACCACTGCGGTGGCCAGCGTGTGGGTGGCCAGCAGCCGTTCGCAGACCACCGCCAGCAGCGCCAGGGTCATCCGATACTCGGCCTCGACCCGCTCGATGCGCTGCTCTTCGGTCTCCCTCACAGGGCCGCCCGCTGGGCCTCGAGCTGATTGGCCAGCTTCAGCAATCGCTCGCGCTCAGTTACGTCGTCTGTCTTAGAGGCCCTTTTTCGGAAGCGCTGGATGCGCTTGCGCAGCCGCTCCCTTTGCGCAACAGCAGCCATCGAATGCCGGCGTTCCATGCCCACCTGCTCGTGGTCCTGGAAATAGGCAGCCAGCCGGTTGGCGTCCTCCCGGTCGTATAACCGCAGCGGTTTGCCCAGATAGCTAACAATCACCGAGGGAGCCAGCTCTGGATGTGTGCGCCGTATCTGGGTCAGGTACTCCGGGGCCACCTGAAGCGCGTGCGCGAGCTCGTTGCGGGTGTAAAACTCGCCATCCAGACGCCGTACGAAGAGGGTCAGAGGGTGGATTCGCTCCACTTTTGGAGCAGATTTTTCTGCTCTCATTTGCCCCGCTCCACATTTGCAATGGGCGTACAAATCGTGTAAACTATAGGGGACGGCCGCCGCATGCCCAAAATAGAGGGCAAAAGGGCGGTTTTCGTCATTCCCCTGGCATCGCGCCGGGGGTTTTTCTATGTCCGGAAGGGGCTAGAAAATGAGCAAGTTGTACTCAGGTACGCAGGTGACCGTGCGTGAACACGACGCGGGCCACCAGGGGATCGGTGAGTGGGTCATCGTCCCAACCAGCAAGCACCTGCAGAGCATGCGGAAGAACGAGTGGGAGCTCATCTTCGTCCGCCGCGATCGGGTGAGCGGCACTGCCCGTCACTTCGACGGCACTGGCAGCCTGCGCTCGGGGGCCCGAGCGACGGTGCGCTGGTCCTACATCGGGGTCGACGGACCGGGCGAGTGGGTCGTCAAGCGGTACCACATGTCCGGTGGCAGCCTGCGCCGGCGTCCCGACTGGGAGCTGGTCTGGGTTCCGCAGGAGCACGAGGTTGTCGAGGAAGACAACAGCAAGACCCCAGTCCGTCGTTCACCGGCCCGCAAGGCGCCGGCTCCGGCGGCACGCAAGGCGGCTGCTGGTTCGGCTAACCGCCGGCCGACAGCCAAGAAGGCACCCGCCAAGGCAGCGGCCAAGAAGGCGCCCGCCAAGGCAGTGCCGGCCAAGGCCAACGGCCGCAAGAACGGCGAGCGGAAGGCGGCCTAGCCATGGGCTTCTGGCAGCGAGTGTGGGAAGCGCTCAAGACCTTCGGCGACTCGGCAGCCCACATCGAGTGGGACTCCAGCGGCGGGGTCAGGGTCAACTCCCAGCGGCAGCCCAAGGGCCGCAAGTAGTACCTAGCAAGTGACCCCCACTGACCGGTGGGGGTTTTCGTATGTCCGGAAGGGGCATGCACGTGGGCAAGGAAAGCAAGAAGGGCGGGGCGGCTGAGCCGGACCTGCCACCGGTGGGCAGCACCGTTCGGTATATCGAAACGGTGCCCGCCAACGCGCAGGGCCTCTACGAGGTCAAGCGGATCATCCGCGGCGTCGAACGGCCGCTGGAGATCTCCAATGGAACTCGGAGATTGCAAGTCCGAGTCAGTTCGGTGGTTCTCGAATCGGGTCCGGCCAGCAATGGCAAGCCCGCCAAGAGAACCGGCAAGTCGCCTGTCGCGCAGATAGGCAAGCTCGTGTGGTATCGCGGCCCACTGCGCAAGCACAACGGGATCGCGATGATCGACGCCATTGAGGGTGACCGCCTGACATATCGCGGTGGCCTCGATGGTTCCGGCAAGAGATTCTTCGGTGGCCTGGATACGTTCAGTCGTATCACGGTCGCTGAGGTGCACGACGAGGATCAGATCCTCTGTGGCTACTGCCAATCCGAGCTCGACTCTCTGGAGAAGGGCGAGAAGTGCAGTAGCTGCCACCAACGGGTGATGGCAGTGACCACCGCGTACGACATGGTCACCATCCCTGACAGCTGCAAGCTGCCCGAGATTCCTCGGGACGTTGCAGCGCTCACCACCAGCAAGTAATCGCAAACCAGCAACCTGGGCTACGTCGACTCAATTGAGAGAAGACGTAGCCCAGGTTCTGGGTCTTTTTTTATGTCCGGAAGGGGCAAAAACATGGATAACGACGACCCGATCAACCCGGCACGCATCCAGAAGATGCTGGATGACATCCGTGCATCCGATGTGCCGGCCAAGCAGATGGAGTTGTACCTGAAGATGGTGGCGATGCTCGAGTTCATGCTCACGCTCAAACCGGGCGAAGCCACGCTCGAGGATGCGGAAGAGCTGCGCCGAATGCTGAAAGACCTGGCGATCGAGCACAACAAGATCCCGGCTCGGCTTCGCCGGAATAAGTGGATGATCGTGAACGAGGGGGGTGAATGAGATGACCTGTCCCGCCAAAGTCAGGCCGTTCCCGAACGAAACCGAGGTCGCGTGCGAGCTGAAGGGCGCGCACGGCGTGCACCAAGGCGTGATTCGTGATTACGCCTGGCCGGGTAGCCGCACCCAGATCCGCTGGGACAACGGCCACCGGCGCAACTTCACCGGCGAGTGGATGGAATGCCCGCAGGCCGGCTGTGTGCTGCCCGCCGGACATCCCCGCAGGCATGCAGAGTAAGAGCTAGCATCACGACAGCGAGAGCCCCTCACCCTCCCGAGGGGCTCTCGTTCTGTCGTAGGTCACCGATACCTTGCTTCACATGAGGAGGAGAGCATGACCGAGACACAGTTATCAGCACTCGACATGGCCAAGAACCTGGCCGCGAGCGTGCAGCGAATGGCTCGTGAGCAAGAGCTGGATCCGCTCAGTTCGGCAATCAACCGCGGCGGTGTGAAGGCAGTGGAGAGCTCGCGGATGGCGGCCAACCTGGCGTTGGTGTCCATCGCTGAGGATCTGCACCAGCTAGTCAAGATCCTGTCGGTGAAGCCATGATCGGTGAACTCGACCCACGCCGGCGCGGCATGATGACCGCCTCGCGGGCAGCCAAGGCATTGGATGAGTCCCCGTACGGCGGGCCTGATGACCTGATGCGCGAGATGGTGCGTCAGTGGTTCGGCGATGAAGCTGAGTTCACCGGCAACGTGGCCACCGAGTGGGGCGAACGACACGAGGCGCAGGGCATCGCTGAGTACGAAATGATGTCCGGCCAGGCCGTCACGCACACCGGCATGGACCAGCTGTTCCGGGTGCATCCGGACATCGACTGGCTGTCCTGCACGCTGGACGGCACGGTCGGTGAGGACGGCCTGGTCGAGCACATCGCTCCCTGGCGCGCGCGCTATAGCCATTGGAATCAGCATCCGGCCAAAGAGATCCAGATGCGTATCCAGCTCGAGGTCTGCCCGGAGCGCGAGTGGTGCGACTTCCTGATCTGGTATCCGGAAGGCCTGGTACCGCCCTCGCGCGTGATGCGTGATGAGGCCTGGTTCCTCAAGCGCGGTGCCGATGACTTCTCGGTGCTGGCGCGGCTGACCCGGTTCATGAACACGTTCCAGCAGATCATCGCGTCAGAGGAGCGCTCGGCTCCCTACCGAGCGCCCCTGGTTGATGTTCGCACCGATGAGGAGTACCTGGAGGCCGCGGCGTACCACAAGGAGCTGCGTTACCAGCGCAAGGCCGTGGACAAGCAGATCGCTGCTGCACAGGCTGAGATGGTCAGGCTGGCTGGCGATGCCACCAAGGTGCGTGATCCCTGGGGCCTGCTATATCAGCGCAAGTCGAGCGCGAGCGTGAAGTGGAAGGCAGCGTTCGAGAAGTATGCCCCGCACGATGCGGACCTGATCCCGTTCACCACACCCGCCAAGGGTGGGCCCACCTGGGTCTACCGCAGTAATGACCAGAAGGAGGGGACATGACCGAACCGCGTAAGCGAGCACCCCGCAAAATGGCCGGCGCGGCCGAGAAGGCTGCGTACGACGAAGCGGCCGGCAGGAATGAACCGCCCACCGTGGAAGAGCTGATGAACCGCGTGATGCGCGATGTCGGCGTGGTGCCCAAGGACGAGCGCAACCCGCAGCAGGGCTACAGCTTCCGCGGCATCGACGCGGCGGTGAATGCAGCCGGCCCGGCGTTCCGCAAGCACGGCATCGTGACCGAGATCTGGAAGTCCAAGGCCAAGTACCGCGATGTGCAGACCAGCACCGGCAAGCCCAGTCGGGAGACCACCGTCAAGGTGACCTACCACTTCAAGGGCCCGCGCGGTGATTTCATCCGCGCGCAGGTCTGGGGTGAGTCGATGGACTTCGGCGACAAGGGCACCCCCAAGGCGTTCTCAGTGGCCTACCGCATCGCGATCCTGCAGGTGCTGTGCATCCCGACCGGTGAGACCGACCCGGACGCGCAGTCTTATGAGCGCGCGCCGGAGCGGCAGCCCGCGAGGACCGACGCCGAATGGCTGGCCGATGCCCAGTTCCTGGTCGACCAGGGCGACATGGAGTCACTGCTCGAGCTGGGCCGGCAGGTCAATGCCGCCGGCCAGTGGCGGGGCGAGCTGAAGAATCAGCTGCTCGCGATGAAGCAGAAGCTGGACGAAGACTTGGCCGAGCAAGCCCGCGAGGCCAGACACGAGGAGGAACCAGCAAGTGAGTAGCAACGAGGAAACCCCGCCAGGTGCGCAGTCTGGCGGGGTTTCGAGTGTCCCCACACCCACCTCTAGGAAGGAGACTGACGTGAGCCTACCGAGCGTTCAGGACGTATGCCACGCACTGATCTGTGTGGCGGGTACCAATGACGTGGACCAGGACAGCATGCGCACCCTGGCCCGCATGCTGCTGCCCTACACCGATCCGGACCAGGCGCACCTAGCCGTGCTGGACATTCGAGAAGCGATCCTGCAGGGCCGGGCCACCGTCGATGTCACCGCAGCCAAGGTGTGGTGGGCTAAGGCCGACATGATCGCCAGCAATGCTGCGGTGTGGGACCGCGAGTCCGTACCGGCGTGAAGCACTTTTGGTGGCAGTTGGCCGTGCTCGGTGCAGCGATGTTCGGGCTGGGCTGGCTGGCTAGCAACTACGTCGGTGACTCACTCGTGGTAACCGCGAATGTCTGGATGATCGGGTTGCTTTGCGGCGGCGTGCTAGGTCGCTACCACGGGCTACGAATGAGGAGGAAGCGTTGAACGGTCCCGAGCACTATTTGATGTCCGAGGACTACATCAACACGGCAGCCTCGCTGCTGGCCACCGGTGAGGAGAATGCCCGACCCACCGCGGACCGACTGATAGCAATGGCCGGCGTGCATGCTCAGCTGGCCACGGCCGCCGCCAGCGTGATCCACGACAGCATGTGGGCCAACCAGTGGTCGTCAGTGCTGCGTAGTACACCAACCATGTCCGAACCCCTCACACCCGCCCCCGAGGAGGAGCAAGACGATGGGTCACGAGCTCGAGCAGAACCCTGAGACTGGCGAGTATTCGTTCGTCTCGGGTCAGAACATCAGCGCTTGGCATGTGCTCGGCACCGTGATGCCGGGCAGTCTGAGCGCGGACGAGGTGCTGGATCTTGCGCACTTGCGCGGCTGGAACGTGCGCAAGATGCCGGTTCACATGCGACTGGACGACGGCACGCTGGTCGAGGTGCCGGGTCAGTTCGTGGTCATCCGGGACAACCCATTCACCGGCGAGCCCGAGATCATGGGCGATCCCGGTGGCATTGTCGGGCGCACCTGGATGCCGTTCCAGAACGAGCAGGCCGTGGGTTTCCTGGGTGAAGTAACCCAGACCTTCGGTGCTGCCGAGTACGAGACCGCCGGCTCCATCGAGAACGGCGCACGCACCTTCGTGTCCATCCACCTGAAGGACTTCACGGTGGGTGGCCGCGATGGGATCAAGATGTACCTGGTCTACATGGTCAACCATGTGACCGGCGCGAACGTCTGCTTCGTGACCAACATCAGGCCGGTGTGCAAGAACACGGTGGACTGGGGTATGGAATCGGCCCGATTCAGCTTTCGCCATTCCGCCGCGATCGAGGTACGCCACGATCAGGCACGGGAGGCGCTACGCCTGGCGTTCAATTACGACGCACTGTTCCAGGCCGAGGCAGAGAAGCTGATCCAGGAAGAGATGGACCTGGACGAGTTCCGCAAGGTGTGCGACGAGATCTGGGTGCAGCCGCAGCCAGAGTCCAACCTGCCCGATGATCTGAAGCGGCACGAGCGAGCGATGGAGCACTGGAGCAGCCGGCGCGGTGTGCTCAAGCAGCTGTTTGTGTTCGCCGAGACCCAGGAGAACATCCGGTTCACCCGCTGGGGTGCCTACAACGCGATCGCTGAGTACCAGGATCATGTGGCGCCCTCCGGTGGCACCCAGGCCAATCTCGAGTCCAAGGCCAAGGCCAGGGCGATCCGCACCATCAACGGCGGCGGCACCGTGGTCGTCGGCGGCAAGACTGTAGCCGTGAAGAACAAGGCGTACGAGCTATTGCGTGTGAGGTAACCCCGTAGACCGGAGGCCGACACTCGTTGAGGGGGAGCGAGTGCCGGCCTTCTGCTTTTCCACACCCACCCAATCCCCCTAACCGGAAGGAGTTGGCCACTGTGGCCAATACCGAACTGCTGGTCGAAGTGCTCGCGCATGTCGAACTGGAACCCAGTGCCTGGAAGCAATCGGTCTGGTTCGAGGCACCGCAGGTGATGGTGCCGGCCGCCAAGCTGCCCGAGCAGGCTCGAGCGGCCCAGGACTTCACCCTGAACAACGATGTCCTCGAGTCGATGGTCGGACTGGGCCCCAGCTGCAAGACCAAGGCATGCATCGCCGGCTGGGCCTGCTTGCTCTCCGGCGCGCAGCAGCGCTGGTGCGGGCATGTCTATACCGACGACGATGACGAGACCGCCTGGCTCGAGATGGAGGGCACCACGGTCGAGTATCAGGGCACGGTCCACAGCGCCTCCGATTTGGCTTGCGAGCTGTTCGAGATCCCCAGTCAGTGGATGGACGATCGGGATCTGTTCCACGGCAACAACGACAAATCCGATGTCTATGAGATCGGTGCCGTCCTGTTCAACATCGACGTGGATGAGCTGTACCACCTAGTCGACACGCGGACCACGGAGATCCGACGCGATCGCCGGGAGCTGACCAAGCGGCTGAAGGCAGAGAAGGCCGCAATCAGCTAACTCAGACCGGGCACCGGCGCTGTTTTCCCCTTCCGGACCAGCGCCGGTGCCCCTACTCCCATCCCCAGGAGTGCGTATGGAACTGACCGAGCTGACCGATATCCAGCGCGAGGCCCTCAATCTGATTACTGAGGGCTGGTGTCCGATCTGCAAGACCCAGTTCAAGAACAAGCGCCCGCGCTGTGGCGATCGGCTGTACTGCGATAAGGGCTACACCGCCGAACAGGCCAAACGTGAGTTCGGGCTGCCCGATGTGATGCGGCTGCCGAGGAGGCGTTGAAAGTTGAGCCACTTCACCGTGGTGGTCATCGGCAATGATGTCGATGGCCAGCTGGAACCGTATGACGAGAACACGAGTGTCGAGCCCTACTGGCGCCACGAGGCTGGCTCGCCGGACGAGTGGTACATCTTCAACCAGCTGCGCGAGAAGAATGCGGTGCCGGCCGATGCTGACATGCGCACCACGCTGGCTGCAGCCATCAGGGACGGCTGGGCCGAGTCGGAGGACTACCGGGTCAGCGAGGTGGGCGAGCTGGAGTACCGCTCCACCTACAACCCCTTATCGAAGTGGGATTGGTGGGTGATCGGAGGCCGCTGGGAGGGCTTCTTCTTGCATATCGACGGCAGCCACGTCGATCAGATCCTCAAACAGGACTGGGATCTGCTCGGCCAGCGCTTCCTGGCGCGCACTGCGGCGACCGTGCAGTACGACACGCTCGAGCGGATCACCAAAGGGCTGCCCCATCCCGGCCGATTCAGCAGCTGGGTGGAGCGCTACGAGGTGGATATGCCACGCGAGGAGGCGTTGGCCAGGGCGCGTGCGGAGTACCACGAGCACCCCTACATCAAGGCGTTGGCCGGCGAGGAGGGGTTCATGCCGTGGATGCAGGAGGTGCATGAGATGTGGTGCCTGGACGAGGAGAACCCGCGCGAGTCCTACATCACCGGCCAGATGCTGCACGTCGGCGTCCCGTTCGCCTACGTCAAGGACGGCGAGTGGCATGAGTCCGGCCAGATGGGCTGGTTCGGTATGTCGCACAACGACATGGATCCGGATGCCTGGGCTGCCCACGTGTCCGCGGTCTACGACTCACTCGATGACGAAATGCTCACCAACTGCGATTGCCACATCTAGGAGGAGCGAATGACCACACCCACCGAAGCTCCGGTACCCACCGGGCGGGAGCTGTTTGCCCAGATCATGGCGCACATCACCATGTACCCGCAGGACTGGGAACAGGGCAACTGGATGCAGCGCAAGTACAACAGCACCTGCGGCACCGCCGGCTGTATCGCCGGCTGGGCCTGCCAGATGCACGGCATGACCAACCACCTGGGCCTGCTGCTGCCCGAGTTCCAGGACAAGGACTACGACGGCCACGCGATCGAACTGCTCGGCCTGCCCGAGCGCACCGGGCACGCGCTGTTCGGGGCCGGCAACACCAAGAAGGCCCTCTACCGGATCGCCGCGCAGCTCTATGAGATCGAGGAAGAGGTGCTGCACAAAGAGGTCGACACCATCATCGACGAGATGCGCGCAGAGCACATCCAGTGGGTCGAGGACCAGAAGAAGGCCAGACGGTCCGCTGCTGCCAAACGGGGCTGGGAAACCAGGAGGGCCGCTGCGAGTGGCTGAAGCCTCCACGGTTGTTTGCACGTCAGAAGGTCCACGCAGCTCGTGCTGCATGGCCGAGATCGAGGTCACGAAGGACTACACAGACACCTGCGTCTACGTGGCCGCGGAATGCGAGACCGATGAGAACGGCACGGTGATCTCGGTGGGGTACCGATTCGTCAAAACGTATGACGGAATGGACGCGGAGGACTTCACCGTCCAGTGCCGAGGTTGCCTGGCTGACATCGACCTCTCCACGATCGACTTCGAGGAGGTCGGCTGATATAATAAACGTACGTTCTATTACAGGACGTACCCAGTTCGTTTCGGAATAGCACCCGCAGTGAATGTGAAGAGTGCCGGAGCGACTGACCACAGGGAAGTGCTTCCTATTTCCCCCTTGTGCCGGGTGTCTACTCGGCACATTTTTTGTGCCCCGTTGCCTGATGGCAGCGGGGTTTTTCGTTGTCGGGGGCACTCCGTATGCTCCGGGTGCGGAGTGCCCCTGGGAGAGGAGTGGCATGCAGCCCTATGACATCGGCGCGCGGTACGCATATCAGACCGTGTTCGAGGCCGCTCATCAGTTCGACGACGAGCCGGCTGAGGAGGACGAGGAACCACCGTCAGAGGAGGACAGGGAGCCTGACTATGAGCCTGACCGCTAGACAGGTCAACCTGCTCTCGGTGATGGACCGGGAGTACCGCACCGGCCTGGAGCTAGCAGAGCGGTTGTACGACGATCGCAGCCCGGCCACTGTGTCCCGCATTCATCAGGTGGCCGCCACGCTGATCGAACACGAGCTGGTGGAGCGCACCAAGCTCTACAAGTCCGACCGGCGTGCCGCGGTACACCAACTCGTCCACTACCGGCTCACCGAGCTGGGTGTGGCAGCGAGTAGGGCGCCGGTCAAGTGAGCGCTGACTGCATCGAGTTCGATGGCTATCGGATGCCCCGCGGCTACGGCCAGAAGTACTCCGAGGGCCGGATGCAGTACGCCCATCGACTGGCCTGGGCAGCGGTGCATGGCCCCATCCCCGATGGGATGCGGGTTCTGCACCGCTGTGACAACCCGCCCTGCGTCAACCCGGAGCACCTGTTCCTCGGCACTGCGGCAGACAACAGCGCCGACATGGCCGCCAAGGGCCGGCAACGCAACGGGAACAGGGGCAAGACCCACTGCAAACGTGGACACGAGTTCAGCTTCGAGAACACACGCATCCGCCCGAACGGGACACGGAAGTGTCGGAGATGCGATGCAGAGCGGGAACGTCGCGTAAGGAAGGAGCGGTCCGATCAGCGCAGATTATTGGCTAGAGATCAAACTGCCGGGGATGCCTGAACCGCTACATCTCGGTAACAACCACAACGTTACCTACAATTTGGGCCCAATGCTCCGGGCAGCGGGTTTCCCCGGCTGGAAGGAGCTGATCGGCGCACCGGCCACTGAGACCGGAGGAATGCTCACCAGCGTGGCTGATGAGCTACGCCGGCATCCGGACAAGTACCGCGCGATGAACCCACCCAACGGCTGGGGCAACTACGAGGGCGCGATCGCCTTCCTGGACGCCTTCGCCACCGACTGCGCGCTGAACAACGCAGCCACCGTCAACGGCTGGCTGTGACCCACACCCACCCCCAGGGAAGGAGGTTCTGCCGTGCTGCAAGTCAGACGAGCTGACTTCGACGAGTTCGATGTGAAGCCCTACAGCTATAGCGGCCGCTTCATGTACGGGAAGACGTGCCTAGCGATCAACGTCCACTCGATGGGCGAGCTCATCCGCTTTGTGCAGGAGCTGACCCACGATGTCGAGCTCGATCCGGACCATCCGCTGACCGAGTTCGCCGAGATCGTCAATGCCGTCCGCAGCGATCAGATGGGCCTGGGCCTGGTCTATTACTGGCCCAGCGTCGAGCTGGTCGATGACGTACCTGAAGAGGAGGACTGATGGGTTGGTGGAACGCCGGCAAGTACGGCGGCATCGCCGAAATGCAGGGGCCACGCGACAACGCCAGCGAGCGGGATGAGTTCTGGGGCGATGGTCCGGCCGACATTCTGGACGGCGCTCTCGACCAGATCGAACAGGAATTCCAAGAGGTATGGGGCCGCAAGCCCTACATCAGTGAACTACGGCAGGGGCTGGAGTTCAGCCTCGGCCGCTACGACGAGGAGGAGAAGGAATGACCAGCACTCTCTCGGAGCAACTCACGCTCACCGAGCTGCCGCCCGATCCCCTGATGGTCATCGAGGTGACCCAGAGCGACATCGAGAACGGCACTCCCGGCGATGCGAGCAGCTGTGCTATCGCGCAGGTGCTGCTGCGCAAGGGATTCCACAGCGTGCAGGTGGCCACTCAGGCCCAGTGGCGCACCACGGAGAACGAGTGGTACTGGGCGAACCTGCCGCCGGAGGCCGATGAGTTCATCCGTGCCTACGACAAGTGGGGCGAGAACGACGATGGCAGCGATGACCACTATGACGACTGCACCGACGACTTCTGCGATGGCTGCTGCGAGAGCGAGTACTACGAATGCCCGGAACCGCTGACCTTCACCCTCGAGGTGCAGGCGGGGGTCAACGAAGGATGAACATCTTCTCGAAAGGATCAGTAATGACTGCGGTGCTGCCCGAGATCGAGACCACCCAGCTGCCCCCCGATCCGCTGCTCATCGTGGAGGTGACGGAGCAGCACATCCGCATCGGCACTCCGGGTAACGGGGCGCGCTGCGCCATCGCGCAGGCGCTGCTCTCGCTCGGCATGCGCGAGGTGCGGGTCAGCGGCACCCAGGCGCAATGGCGGGGCAGGGATGGCCTGACCTACTGGGCTGACCTGCCGCTCGAGGCCCAGCAGTTCATCAACCGCTACGACGGCTGGGGCAAGGCCCATCGAACCTGGATATGCGCGCCCGGCGCAATCACCTTCAGCATTGAGCCGCAGCGGACGTTCTAGATGATCGAGCACACCTTCATCGTGGTGTGCGAGGTACCTGAGTGTGTGGGCATCGGCGGCCGGAGCAAGTTACCGGTCGTCGGTGTCCGCACGCCCGCGCAGGCCCTCGCCCTGGCCAGAAGCGCCGGCTGGCGACGGACCAGCGGCCACGACATCTGCGAGGTCTGCTGGAAAGCCCATTGGCGCTACCAGGGCGGCTTCTACAAGCCAGAGCGGAGGAAGCCATGAAGATTCTGATCGAGAACGTGTACGCCGATGGCCATGAATGCGAGGAGACCTTCGACCTGCCCGACGAAGAGGACTGGCAGGACAGGGCATTCGAGCTCACTGGTTGCGGGCACGGCCACCCGGACAACACCCCGGACGGGCGGTCGATGGCAGCCACCCACATCGTCACCGTCATCGAGTCTGACAATCGCGCGCTGGTTGGTCAGACCTGCGAATGGAGCGGCTAATGATTTGCGACCGGTGCAACACCGAGACAGGGATCTACACCACCAGCTATTTCAATACCGACACCATTTGCATGGACTGCAAGACAAAGGAACGGGAGCACCCGAAGTTTCGGGAGGCGGAAGCTGCCGAGATCGCGGCCGTGCTGAGCGGCGACTACAACTTTCCGGGTATCGGCAAGCCGGCTGATCTGTGATGGACGAGATGGAGAAGCAGCTCCGCCGAGCTGCTTACAACGCCGAGTGCCTGACACTGATCGCCCACTACGGCTGGATGGTGCAGGGCGTCTTCCCCACCCAGGACACCGAGCCAAACCAGCGATACGAGTTCTGCTACACGGTCGGGCTGGCGGACAAGGGCCTGCCCGAGTTCATCGAGTACGGGCTGAACCTGGAGTCCGGCAAGGTCACGCTCAACGACCTGGCCAAGCGGGCCGCTGGCGGCGAACTGTTCGCGCCCGGCGTGCTGATCGAGTTCCAGAACGACTACCACGGCATGTTGATCGAGGCGGATGACCTATCCGACCTGACCCTGGCGCGCTACTTCTACGGCGAAGACATCCGGGCGTTCCAGTTGGTCTTTGAAGATCTTGAACACCGTTGGCCCAACGATCCGGGCTACGGATTCAAGGACCTGCCGATCCTCGGCAGGTTCCCCACCACCCACCACTAATAGGAAAGGAAGTGAATGGTGGCTACCACGCAGTACGTCAGAAAACCGAAGTACGCAACAGCGCGAGTGGTGCAACAGCAGATCGACCACTGGGCCGCAACCGAGCCGGCAGTGCTGCGCTGTCGCTCGGTGTGGCACTCATGGAAGTTCTACACCGGCATCACGAACGGCAAGGAAGAGTCCGAAATCCTGCGCTGCCAGGAATGCGAGGGGTTCAAGTACCGCATCATCAACCCACGCACCGGGGCGGTCCTCAAGAAGTGGACACCCATCCTGGACAAGGACTACTACATGCCGCCGGGTGCTGGCCGGATCAACCGGCAGGGCATGAACTATGTCCGATTGGCAGCGCTCGCAACACGCACGGTGGTCGAGGCCGAGGGCGACATCTACGACCTTGTGCACGCCGCGATGGGCGGTGCTGAAAGTGCGTAGGCCCATCGTGTTGAAGTTCTGCGGCGTCGACTGGGTGATGGACAGTCGTGAGGTGGAAGCGTCCTACAGCGTCACGATCACGCTGGATGACTCAAAGCCCTACGACTTGGACCTGTGCACCGAGCACGCCACGAAGCTGGTGCTGGGCGAGTTGACCCAGGAGTTCCTGAATCAATACGGGACGCTCAGCGAGGGTGAGATCTTCGGCCTGCGGCCGGCGGTCATTGCTCCAGCACCCACCTATGGCAAGTTCCGCTGCCCGATCTGCCACGAGCCGCGCACCGGACGGACCGGAACGATCGGCCACATGGTGAGCATTCACGGCATTGACCGGGTCGAAGCGAGCCGTCAGGTTCCGCCGGCCGGCGAGTCCATCGAGTGCGAGCAGTGTGGCTTCCTGGCCCAGCTCGGTCAGGGGTACGGCGCGCACGTACGTACCGAGCATGGCGAGAAGGTCTGGGAACGGATCAAGAGATCTCAAGCCCGGAAGTGAGGAGGTAAGCAATGCCAACCATGAAGGACGTGCCGGTCCGCCGCTTCGGCGACACTGCAGTCTTCACCCTGCTCGTGCCGATCGAACTGCAGGTCAGTGAGGAGATCTGGGCGAGCAAACTCTCGCACACGATGCGAGTGGCCATTGTCAAGGACAACAAGGTGCAGCGGGTGCTCTCGGCCTATACCGGTGTGCCGGTGCGGGCCCAGGCCCAGGCGGTGTTCAACTGGAACAAGTCGCTGAACGCAGGCAACTTGTACCGCATTCACCTGAAGTAAGAGCTGCCAGTCCGGGGGGTGGTCCTATCCAGCACCCCCCGGCCTGGCCCACACCCACCTATGAGCTACAGGAGGCTCAATGATCGGCGTCAAGCAGATCGCAGCAATCGCAAGACGTGCGGCCGAGATCATCCAAGTCCGCGGCAAGACCAAGCATGAGCTCTATGACAGCGCCACCGGCCGGGTGTGCGCGATCGGCGCGCTGCGGCTGGCGATGGCCGAGCAGGATCTGGGCTGGCGGTTCAACCCGCTGCGCGGTGTCGACGCGGGTGGTCTGAGCCGCCCTGACGCAGCGCGCTGCGAGGAGATGATCGTCGAATCCTTCCAGCGCAAGATGCGCCAGATCTCGAACCTGCCCAGGCCCATGACGGTGCCGGAGTGGAATGACGCAACACTCCCCGGCAACAGCGCGGAGGACATCGCTAAGGCCTATCTGCAGGTCGCGGATGAGATCGAGGTGTGCGAATGATCGGCATGAAGAGGATCGCTGCTATTGCCCGGCGAGCGGCTGAGATCGTCCAGAGTAAGGGCAAGGCCACCGGGTCCTTCCAGGACGCTAGCGGTCGGGTCTGCACGCTCGGTGCGATCCGAGTGGCACTGGCTGAGCAAGGACTGGGCTACCAGCTGGACGAGACAGGAATGCTGAGCGCGCCGGCCCTGAGCATCGGCTCCCGGACCAACGCCGGCTATGCCGAGCGGATCATCAGCAAGCAGCTCGAGGCCCAGCTCGGCGGTCACACCGTCACCAGCTGGAGCGACAAGCCCACCACCACGGTGGAGGACATCGCCAAGCAGCTGGGTCAGGCAGCCGACACGCTCGAGGTCACGTGATGGACAACCCGATCACCGTCAACAAGAACGAACTGATCGACAAGCTACGCACCAACCTGAAGACCCACCAGACCAGGGTGGATCTGGCCCAGGAGGCGTACCGGAAGAAGGTCAGTCTGGAGTTGGAGCGGCGGCTGATGGACGCCCGCCGAGGCAACCCGATCGACCTGGCTGTGCTTGCCCGGATGCCGGTGCCGCGCTCGTATGCCGAAGAGTACGAGCAGGCCATCGCAGAACTGCAGTGGCACACCCAGGATGAGATCGAACTATCCAGCAGGGACTTCCGGCGCTACGTGCTGGACAAGTGGGAATGGCAAGAGGCATTCGCCGGCACCACCCAGGTCTATCTGGCCGAGTAATGGACCCGCAGATCTCCATCGAGATGAGGCGCAGGACCGGCCTCATCATCTGCCAGATCTGCTGCAGAGCAATGCTGCGGATCTCGATGGAACCCGTGAGCGACACCCCCGGCCACGTATGGGACGTGTGCCGGGAGTGCGCTCGCTGGGAGAAGCAGCAGGGTGCTGTCTTCTAGAAACCCCAACAGAAAGGAAGTGGCTATGTCCACACCCACCAGCGGCGCAAAGGTTGCGCCGAAGCGAAGGAAAAGAGGTGCTGCCATGACGGCAGCCCGCGGTAAGAACCAACCACTATCCCCGGACCCACGGGTCCCCGAGCAGATCGCCGCACGAGACCTGATCATCGACGCTCGTGCACAGCGGGAGTTGACCGAGGACCGCGTCCGGAACATCGTCAACGAGTTCGACTGGGCCATGTTCGAGACCCCGACTGTGGTCTTCACCGAGGCCGGCTACGTCGTGGTCGAGGGGCAGCACCGAGTCAAGGCGGTGCGCGATCTCGACCCGGACATGCTGATCTGGTGCATGGTGCTACCGGAGTCGCTGACCACCCCGAAGCAGGCACAGCTGGCATTGGACATTGTGCGCGGCCGAGCCACCCACAGTGCATACGAGAAGTGGATGAGCGCCCTGCACTCCGAGCACCCGCATGAGGTGCAGGCCACCAAGGTGCTCGAGGAGATGGGTCTGCGGCTCGGGCACAAGCCCTCCAACATGACTATCTCCTGCGTGGCCACCATCAAGACGATCGTGCATGGCCACCAGTACACCCCGGAGGATGGCGCCGAGCTGCTGGCGCGCACCCTCCTGACGGTCATGGAGGCGTGGCCGACCTACGACCACGACTCGGCCACCAGCCGGTGGGACTTCAACATCCTGCTCGCTGTCGCAGACATGCACCGCAAATGGTGGGATGAGGTGGACAGCGACCACCTGGCCACCAGGATGAAGATGAAGCCGGCTATGCAGTGGCGCTCCATCGGCAAAGGCGATGACAAGCAGCCACCGCACAAGACGCTGTTCGATCGGTTCGTAGCTGAGTACAACCGCGGCAAGCGCACGGGGCGATTGAAGTGAGTAAGAAAACGGTCGAGTACCACTCCGATACCTATGGTCATCGGATCCCGATGCACAGAGATGCGAATGGCCGGCCACAGCCGGCTCGCCGCATCACCCAGGACGAGAAGAATGCACGGCGCGATGCGGTGATGAAGCTCTGGCGACAGGGTGCCACCCGCATCCAGATCTGCCATGCGCTGGATGTCGGGCTCGATACGGTCGGCAACGATCTGCGGGCCCGCAATGCGGATACGTCTCGCCGGTACGTGACGCGGATCCCTGATCCGCTACCCGTCGACTGGCTGGAGCCGGAGCCGCAGCCACGGCCCCCGACCAAGCCGGCGTACCAGAACAGCGTGACGATGGAACTGTGGCGCAGCTTCCTGCGCGAGGCACGCACCCAGCGCCATGTCAATCGACTGGCCTGGGATGCCGCGGACGCGGAGGCGGCCGGCGATGAGCTGTGGATCGAGGAAGCCAAAGAACTGTTCCAGTCCGCGATCACCGAGGCGCACCGACTCAAGCGGGTACTGAGCGACCAGGCTGCCCGTCTGCGTGAGCAGCGGGAGGAGGAGGAACGGCCCCGGATGGCGGTGGTGCACCGCCTCCGTTCGGGGCCGAACGCATGAAGGTGCAGGACGAGATCACGGTCCTCCGCACCGTGACTCGCGAGCTGCACGAGACGATCCAGGAAGCCAAGCAGCTGCGCAACGAGCTGATCGCGCTGATCAATTCGCTGAGCCCATCAGTCCAGCGCCGCATCGACGAGGCGGTCAACGCTGGGCTGAACAAATATGCCGCCGATGTGGCCCGCATGATCGAGAAGTCAGAGGACGTCATCACCGGGCGCTTCGAGGCGCTGGCGCAGATGCTGCTGAACGAGGATGCGAGGGCGCGGCGCAAGCATGAGCCGTCCATCCGCGAGATTCTGATGGACCGGCCGCCGCTCAGCTCCGTGGAGCGGATCCGGCTGGAGGCATGGCTGAAGGCCGAGCAGGAAGAGGACTAACCCCAACAACCCACCCCACAGAAAGGGGGTCGTAATGACCACCGGAGTGATGCACGAGTTGAACCACGAGGGCGACACCAAGATCGTGTGGGACAGCGAGAACCCGGAGGAGGTGGCGGTCGCCAAGGCCGCCTTCACTGCGGCCCGCAAGAAGGGCATGCTGGCCTACGCCGCGCAGGGCGCCAAGGGCGAGCGTGGCTCCCAGGTCCGGGAGTTCGACGCGAGCGCCGAGCGCATCATCCTGGTCAAGCCGATGCAGGGTGGCTGACGTGCCGGTCCAGGTCTGGGGTGCTGGCGGTGGTGGCAGCAGTGGTTACACCACCGCCAGTGGCACCGGCGGCACCCTGACCTCTACCGGCGGTTGGGTCCCATACCCGGACAGTGCCTGGCAGTGGTGGAACACCACCACCACGACGGTCAGCACGAACATCGTCTGGGAGTACTGGAACACGCCGTATGTGTCGATCGGCGCCGGCGGTGGCGGTGCGGTGTACCGGGTGCCGACAGCAGAAGAACGTGCCGAGAGTGAGGCACGTGAGCAGCAGTACCGGGCCGCGCTGCAGCAGCGCCAAGAGGTGGAGCGGCAGGCCAACGTGACCGCTCGGGTGCTGCTGGAGAGTCTGCTCTCCCCGCAGCAGCTGGTTGACCTGGCCGAACACAAGCACTTCGATGTGCTGGTTCCTTCTGGCCGGCGGTATCGGATCAAATGCCGGGGTAGCAAGTCCGGCAACGTCATGTTGATGGACGGGCTCGAGGGCGAGAACGCAGTGGCTTCGTTCTGTGCCCACCTGTACGGCAAGGAGCCCACCACCGACTCCTACATCGCGCAGATGCTCGCGCTGCAGGACGACGAGGAGGGCTTCCTCGCCGTGGCAAACATGAGCAGATACCGGCACGACATCGAAATACCCGCTCCGCAGCGTGCGAGAGAATTGCGGGCTGCCTAACCACACCCACCAGGAAGGGATGGAATGCGCCTGATCCACTACCGCAAGGAGGAGGACCCGCTGGTAGTCGAGTCTCGGCTACAGATCGACGGCGAGCCCACCTCGCTGATCCACCTCTACAAGCCTCGAGGTTTCTGGGTGTCTGACGAGGACAGCGACTACAGCTGGCTCGACTGGTGCTCGGCCGAGGAGTTCGCGGTCGATCGACTCGGACACGCATGGCTGGTCACGCTGGCCGGCGATGCGAATGTCCTGCATGTCAGCAAGCCATGGGAGTTCGAGGAGTTCCATGAGCGGTTCCGGATCCCGAATCCGATGTACCGCTACTCGAGTGGCTTCCTGTTCGAGAAGGGACAGCCGGACTGGCGAGCGGTCGCACAGGCCTACCAGGGCATCATCATCAGCCCGTATCTGTGGGACTACCGGCTCTCCGAATACCACTGGTACTACGGCTGGGACTGCGCGTCCGGGTGCATCTGGGATGCCGCAGCGATCGCATCGGTGATGTTGCTCGAGGGAGGGAACGGAGATCTTCCGGCGCAAGCGCACGAAAGAGACGCCACAACCGCCGACCGGGGTACACCTGGTTCTGATTGACGGCAAGAGGATCAGCTGCGATGTGCTCTATGACGGGAAGGACGCCTACGGCCTGCACCGCTGGTACCTGGTGCCGGAGTACCGCATCGACCCGTCACGCATCTCGTCCATCGGGGTGGGGATGCTCCCTCCCCAGACCAGTCTCGTCTACACATTGGAGGACTGAATGGCCGACCGGATGCCGCACTTCACCTGCCCGCGCTGCGGGAAGGTCAGTTGGCACCCGAGGGATCTCGAGGAGGGCTACTGCTCGTTCTGTCATGACTGGACGGCGCTCCCCACACGGAGTACGAAGGACACGCAGTACGACCCAAAGAGGTAACCACACCCACCTACCAAGGAGGTTCCATGCTCCGACTGTTGCTCGGGGTGCTGCTGTTCGCCGCCGAGTTCCTGTTCGCCAGGCTGTCCCTGACGATCAGGCGCTACCGGATGGCGCGCTACAGCAGCACCTTCTGAATGCGTTAGGGCCCCGGTCAATCGGCCGGGGCTTTCCTCACCTCTAGGAGGTGCAGCCCCTATGGCTGTGCTCAAAACGGTGCCCAGCACCAAGCCACGCAAGATCTCTTTCGAGACCCTGAGCGTGGCAGACCTGTACGTCGACGCGAACCGGCAGCGCTGGCTCGTGGAGACCTGGGTCATCGCGCTCCTGGCCATGTGGGATCCGGATTATCTCGGTATCCCGGTCGTCTCTCGCCGCAAGGATGGCTCGCTATGGGTCATTGATGGCCAGCACCGCATCGAGGTCCTCAACCGCCTCGGTGTCACCACCGTCGCCTGCACCGTGTATGAGGGTCTGACTCTGCGCGAAGAGGCCAAGATGTTCCTGGCGCTCAACCGCAACCGCAAGGCCCCGTATCCGTACGACCAGTACCGCGTCGGCTTGACCGCCGGCATGCGTACCGAGCGTCGGATGTTCCAGCAGGCGCAGGCATGCGGGCTCGACTACGGCAAGACGGCAAGTGCGAACATCATCGGCGCAGTGACCGCTGCGCGGCGCATCGTGGATCTGGACTCGGCCAACCACGAGCTGCTCCGCGAGACGCTCGGTGTCGCTGAGACCGCATGGGGCCGACAGGCGGACACCTGGTCGGCCAACGCCCTCCAGGCGATCGGCAAGGTCATCCATGCCAACCGCGTGAACATCGACTTCAAGCGGCTGGCGCGGACCCTGACCAAGTCACCGGTGACTCTGTGGGACAGCAGGGCCATCGCCCGCAGCCGTGGTGGTGGCGGTTCTGAGTCGCGCTCCGATGAGTGGACCTTCATGATCGTCGATGAGTACAACCATGGCCTGCGTACGCCCAGCAAGCTGATCCAGTACCCGAAGAAGCCGAAGAAGATTCGGCCGAACCAACCGTAAGACAGACACACAGATGGGCCCTCCCGCCCCCCAGCTGCCCCGCCTGGGCAGTTTGGGGGTCCGGGCGGGTATCCCAGTACACCCCCGCCAACAATCGCGGCTGACATAACGTCAGCCGCTTTCTCTATGAGAGGAGGAGTCATGCCCGACACCGACACCAAGGCGCCGGCAGCAACCGAGCCCGCGCCCACCAAGCGTGAGCCGCTGTTCGACGCGCCAAGGCAGCCGTTGGGGCTGTTCGATCCGCCCCGCAGCCCGAAAGGCCTGTTCGACAAGAAGCCACTATTCGACGAGGAGGAGTAGTGCTCATTGTCATCCTGCTGTTCATCATCGGGTTGGCACTGCCGTTCCTGATCGTGTTCGGAATACCGCTGCTGCTCGCGATGGGCGCAGTGTCCGGGCTCGTGCACGGACTGGTTGTCGATTGGCAGAACTGGAAAGCCTGGCGAGCACGCCGGCGTAAGCGCGTTCGTGTCGAGCGAGCACCGCTTACCTGGAATGACGTGTTCGCCCGTCCCGATCCGCAGTACGTCGAACTTGATGCGCTGCTCGATCTCGACAAGCCCTACTGACCTAACCCCCCGGCTGCGGCCGGGGGGTTGGTCCGGGCCTTTTTTTATGCCCGAAACCGGCTAATTGGCCGGCGGAGCGCAGGCGAACAGCACAACGAGCCCGATCAACAGGCAGACCAGCGCGATGCTGACCACGGTGGGGCCGTCCATCAGTGGTGTGCCGGAGCGGTCAGCTTCTTCAGCCTGGCCAGCTGGTCCAGCTCCCGTTGAATCTTGGCCGCATCGGCGGCCGCGATGTTCATCTGATGGATCTGGAACTGGGTGCGGTAGTCCTGGTTGTAGGTGGCATGACCATGCTGCTGGCCAGGCAGCCCACGCTGGGCAGCGTGCAGATGCAGTATCAGCTGGTGCAGCTGCGTCTCCATGTGATGTTGCTGGGCCGCGTGGTGTCGAACGTAGGGAGCATGCATCTCGACCGCGAGATGCATACTTCTCTCTCGCAGATGACGCATCTCGGTTGCTCGCAACTGGGGTGAAGCGCCCAGGTTGTACTGGTGCATCTTGGCCAGCTCGGTACGTGCCGCCGCTGCCCCCGCCCTCTCTCGAGCCTCCTCACGCCGGCGCGAAATGGCATGCAGCTCGGCCAGCGTGAATCCTGGGCCGTGGTGGTGGTGCTGGCCGCCATGGTGGTGATGGTGGTGCGTGCCACCGTGGTGGTTGTGCGTGGCGTGCCGAGCCCGATGCTGCCGCGCCTCCTGCTGCAGCTCGTGCAGGTCGGCCACGTTCTTCTGGAACTGCTTGTATCGGTCCTTGTCGCGCTTGGTCGCCTGGCCGAAGTAGACGTTGGCCAGATCCTGCCCGGCGTCATAGCCGATCCGCCCGAGGATGCCGGCGGTGTACTGCTGGGTCTGGCGCCGGTGGGCCTGCTGATACTGCTGCTCCTGGCCGCGCTCCCAGATCCGCTCGCGATGCCGATGGATGGTCTGCGCGGCCTCGTTGCGGACGTGCGTCTCGCGTTTCTCGACGTTCTTCTCTTCCTTCTTCAGGTTCTTTTCGCGCTTTTCCAATAGGTGTCGCTCATGCATGGTCAGCCGGTCATGGGCCAGCCGGTGCGCCACCCGCCGGATCCGGTTGTCCAGGCTCTCCTCTTGGCGCTGTAGCGGGTGCAGCCGCTGCCGCATGTGCTCGTGCACGGTGTACTCGTAGCGCTGCTCGGCGCTCGCGTGATGCCACCAGATCTTGTGCTCAAACTGCTGGCGGACCCGATCGTCACGCGCGCGCAGCGCATCGAGTCGCCTCTCCACGCCCTTCTCGCGGGTCTCCAGGCCCTCCCGTGCGATCTTGCTCAGGTGCTTGTTGGCCAGCTTGTGCTCAAGCGTGTTCTCCCGCAGCGCCAGGATGTGCTCGCGATGCCGGATCGGCTCCAGCGCCTTGCGCTCCTGCTGCCGCACATGGGCCACCCAGCGTTGGTCCGCGGTCAGATGGTGGTGGATATGGATGTGCTGCAGTGCCTGGCCGAGCTGCTGCTCGCGCTGGCGCAGTGCACCGACATCGGCGGTGGTCACTCCGCGCGGGCGATGGTGAGCAAGCCGGCGTAGGTCTTCGGCGATCTTCGCGTACATGTTGCGCAGGAACTGGTGGCCGCGGTTGTCCAGCGGGATGACCGCCTCCGGCATGTTGTGCTCGGCAATACGAGCCAGGTGCTCGTGCTGGCTGATGCCACCGCGCTGGTGCCCGGTGATCCAGCGCGCGAAGTTTCTGCCATAGCCGGAGGGCCGGGCGCCTGGGTCGCTGCCTGGCGCCTGTTGGTTGTGCGCCCGCGCCTGGGTGGTCTGGCTGGCGCCGGCCGCCCAGCCGATCTCAATGCCAGAGGAGCCACCGTAGGCATGCCCGATGACTTGGCCGGCGCGCACCCGCTGGCCCTGGCGCACGGTCTGGTGGATCCCCTCGGCGTAGTAGACGAACTGGCGGTCCCGGCTCGGCGGGTTGTCCAGCTTGAGCACCATGTAGGAACCCAGCCAGCCCGGATCGTTGGGGATGGCGAGTGCGATGCGCCCGTTGCCCACCGCGTAGATCGGGCCCGAGCCGCTCCAGTCCACGCCCTGGTCGGTGCGTCCCCGACGTAGCCCGCGACCGACTGGGCTCCGTCCGATGCCACCGACAGTTTGGTAGCGCGCGCTTCTCGCCCACGCCTGCGCATAGCGCATCCGGTTCGCGTAACCGGGATCGCCGGGCTTCTCTCCGCTGCCCTCAAAGCGTTGGTTCCAACTGGCCGCTGCCGCCATCGCTGAGCCGGCCTGGCTGGCTGCGCTGAGATCTCCGCGAGCCCTCGCTTCGCGGATCATGAACGCGATCTGGGTGTTCAGGTCATAGGCCGAGGAGCCCGATGAGCGCGCGAATGCCTGCAGTGCGGCCCACCGCGAGCCACCCCATTGCCCAATGCCTTGATGGGCGGTGCCCCTACCAGCCAGCGGATTGAAGCCGGACTCCTGAGCGATGTTGCCCATGATTCCGGCTACGCCGGCCGCGCTCACGCCGGCCCCGACCAAGGCATTGGCCACCGTGCGCTGCGCACGCGTGCTGCCTACGCCGGTACTCCCGGCAGTGACCTGGCCCATCTGGCCACCCAGACCGGGCCCAACCGGCATCCCCGGTTGGCCGTAGCTGGTGGTTGCCGCGCTCTGGATCGCGCTCTCGGCCACCGCGATCTGTGCGGTCAGCGTGCGGGCCAGCTGCGGTGCGTACTTGCCGAAGGTCCTGTTGATCTCCTGGATGGCCTTGGTGGTGTTCACCGCGAACGACCCATATAGCTCGGTCATCTGCCGAGTCATGTCGCCCACCGTCTGATTCACCGTGCGGTGGAAATCGAAGGCCATGTCCTGCAGGGCGGTGTTCTCGTCGGCCACCATGCGCCGGGTGTTGACGTGGTAGTCGTGCGCCATGTCGGTCAGCGCGGTGTGCTGCTGATCCAGTGCCCGCTGGTGGGTGCGGTCGTAGTCGGCCTTCATCCGGGCCAGGCCGCGATGGAAGTCCTGGATGGTGTTCGCGAACTCGGTGTTCAGCGTGTTCTGGGTCAGCCTGGTGGTGCCCTTGACCCGGATCGCCACCGCCTGGTTGATCTGCCAGGCCATCCCTGGAGTGCCCAGCTGCTGCACGATCGCGTTCAACTGCTGGGCGTTCTGCGGGTCAGCCAGGTTGAGTTCCTTGATGGCCTGGGTGGACAGCCCCATCTTGCGGGCCTGCCGCAGCTGCGCGATCTGCTGGAAGATGCGCCGGTTCTGATCGCGCAGGTTGTAGAGCGTCATGCCGGCGCCGGCCACCTCCTGGGCCTGCACCTCCTGGAACGGGTTGTAGATGCTCTGCGCAGCCTGCTCGGCCTCCCGCTTCATCTGAGTGTGGAAGTCCTGGGTGGTGCGGAAGACCTGGGTGTTGTAGTCCTGCGCCGCGTAGAGCTCCTGCCTGTTGAAGTCGCGGATCTCGCGCGCCCGCGACAGGTTGTAGTCCTGCTCGGCCCGCGCCTGGCTGCGGTGGAAGTCGCGCTGCTGGCGATCCCTCGTGGTGTAGTACTGCTGGTACATCCGGGTCATCTGGATGCCGAAGTCGCGCGCCGCCTGGTACTGCTGGATCAGGCTCTGGTTGTAGTCGCTCTTGCCGGCCAGCAGTGCCTGCACATCGCCCGTATAGAGTTTCTGGGCCTCCGGCTTGGCATGGGGCCCAGTGGCCATCGGCCGCTCGGCAGTAACCCGCTGTGCCAAGATGGCTAGCTGCTGCGCTTTGGACTTGTACTGCATGTTGGCGTCGTCGAACATGCGAGCCCACTGCGCGGAACCCTGCTCTATCGCAGCTGTTGCGCCACCGGATGCGTTGGCCAGCTTCTCCAACTGCACAACGGCCTGGGTGGTGTTCCCCGCAAACTTCAGCGCAGCCGCTGAGGCCTGCTCGATGGCCGCCTGCTGTGGACCCGGTGCGCCGGTCAGCTTGCCAGTGGTGACCGCTTGGAAGGCGCGGCTACTTGCCAGGAAGCTGCCCAGCGGAGTCATCGGTTGAGCGCCGGCGGTCGCCCACTGTCGGGCACCGCGTTTGACCGCTCCTTCGAGCAGCCGAGTCTCTTGCAGGTGACGGTCGCTACCGCCCTGGGTTGCCCATCGCTGGACCAGAGCCAGCGCCGGGCTCATGCTCTCGCCCATGACCTGGGTCGCGCTGCCGTAGCCAGCGCCGGGACCCATGGGCATCGCCGCACCGGAGGGCACGATGCCGGGCGCGGGCACTTGCTGGGTGCTGATCCGCTGCCCGGTCAGTGCCTTGTAGAGGTCGTCCTCGCTGACACCGGCCTTCTTGGCGTCGGCAACCATCCCCTCCTTGCGGGCGTAGCCCATGATGATCGCCTTGACGGCCGGCGACTTGACGGAACCGGTCATCGCCATGGCGTTCTGAACCGCCTGGGCCTGGCTAGGCACGGCACGCTTGGCCGCTTCTAGTGCCGGGTCCGGTTTAGGCGGTGCCTTGGGACGGGTGAGCCAGCTGGTCAGCCCGCCAATCGCCATGCCTGCGACGGTGGCACCCGGAATGGGGATCATCGAGCCGATCATCGCGCCGGTGCCGACGCCGCCCGCAACCCTGCCCAAGGTGCCGGGCAGGAAGGTGCTGGCCAGCATGGCCGTCATGCCCACGCCCATCCCGTAGCCACGACCACGACCGATGCCGAGCATCCCGCCGAGGACGCCTGCACCACCGGGTCCGCCGGAGATCAGGCCCCGCTTTGCCGATGCTCGAGCTACCGCAGCCTGCTCCACCAGCGCCGCATCTACATCCAGCACTGCTTTGACATAGGCCTCGTTGGCCTTGGTCATCGCTGCGGTGCCCTTGCCGACAGCAGCGGCCTGCGCCTCCATCGCTGTCGCGAGTCGCGCGTCCGCCTCCTGCACCTTGAGCTCGGCAGCTCGCTGTGCCTCGAAGCTGGGCATCGACGGGCCGAACAGCGCTCGGCCGGCCATTCCGCGCAGTCCCCTACCGAAGCCCTTGACGCCGCCCCAGAGCGCGCCGCCGGCCAGCGCGGCACCGGTCTTGCCGGCCTCACTCGCATACCGAAATCCGGCGCGAGTCAGGTCACGGATGGACTGCTTGGCCACACCGAGTAGTCCGGCATTGGCCAGCAGCTGGTCGGTCGTCATCTTCTCGGCTGCGATCCGGGCGCGGATCGAGGCTTGTTCGGCAGCCGCCTGGCCGGTGCCCAGTCCCGTGCCGGCGTAGGCCGAGCGGGCGTAGCCCTCCAGCCGCGCATCGCGCAGCGTCTGCGCCTGCATGTTGTAGGCCCACGCGCCACCCAACCCGATGCCGCGCAACCCGTAGGCCAGCCCACGCCGGATCATGCCGGGGCCACCTGCGCCGGCTGCAGGGGCTGCGCCGAACCAACCGCCGAAGCGCTGGCCCATCATGTAGGCACCCGCCGCGCGTGCGTTGATCCCGCCACCACGTACTGCGGCCCCTATGCCACCGGCAGCCGCGATCTGGGAACCGATGAGCGCCTCGCCGGGCGCCAGGGCGCCGGCAGCCTGTGCTCGGCCCTCTCGGAAGGCAACACCCAGGCCAGTCTTGCGCAGCAAGTTGATGGTGGCCATGCCCATGATCATCGGAAGGTGGCGCAATACGAGCGCCCCTGCTCCAAGCCCCAACGGGGCAGCCACCCCCGCTGCGGTCAGCATTTGGTGAATGACTGGTGCGCCGGCGATCTTGGATATCACTCCTACGACACTGGACATTGCCTTCGCGAACGCAGTCAGCGGCCCCAGCAGCGGGGCGCCCAGTTGCTCGACCAGCATGGTGACCTGGTTGTGCAGCTTGGACATCGAGTCCACGAGGTTGTTGGTGGCCGCCTGGAAGCCCTTGTTGAGGTTGGCCTGGTTCGCCGTGGCGCCCTGGCCCATGGTCATCATTCGCTGCAGCTGGGCATTCGAGAGCGCCTGCGCAGCGCTGATGCCGCGTGGCCCCCAGCCCATCTGGTTGACGAAGTTCAGTGCCGGCGCGCCACCGCGACTCAACTGCCGGAAGATGGCGCCCATCGCCTGGCCAGCCTGACCACGGTTGATCATCCGGGTGAGCTGACCCTGACTCATTCCCATGAAGGAGGAGTACTGGGTCAGGTTCGGGTCACCGGTGCGCGCCATGGTCATCATGTCGGTGAGCATCGAGTTCCACATGCTCGCCGCAGTGCCCGCTGATGCGCCGGAGCGCTGCATCGCGGTGGCCGCACCCAGGATCTGGCCCGGCCGCATACCGGCCATCCGGGAGATCGGCGCGATCATTTGCGCCTGCTGGGCGATCCCGCCACCGGACACGCCGGCGTTCTTGGCCAGCGTCAGCAGGCTGTTGGCCATGTTGCCGAACCGGGCCTGGGTGACGCCCATGGTGCGGTCCAGCTGCACCAGCGCGGCGCCTACGCCCTGCTCGCCCAGCGCGGTCTCGAGCTTGATGGCCTCCTGGGTGATCTGCCCGATGTACTTGCTGCCCACCGACAGGCCGGCCAGGCTCTGCACCATCTGCACGATCTCGCCGCGGGACTGCGGGAACTTGACGAAGGCGTTGTTGACTGCACTGGAGAAGGTGGACATCGACTTGCCGGTCACCGCGGCGGTGGCGCTCAGCGTGCCCATCTGCTGCTGGAAGCTGGCAGCGCTGGCCACCGCGCTGGTCATCAGCGCTACGTCGCCAGCCGAGATGATCTTCAGGCCCTTGCCGGCCGCCTTGAACAGGTTGTCCACGTGGAAGGACAGCTGGGTGACGCCCTGGGTCAGCTGTGCGGTGGCCGCCTGCGCCGCGCGCATCTGCTGCTGGTAACCACTGGTGTTTGCGTCCAGCTGGACCGTTGCAGAGCGGCTGACATCGCCACCGCCACCGTCATACGGTGTCGGCATCGGGTCCGCGAAGGTGGTCATCGACTAGGCCAGCGTCTGAGTAGGCGGCACCGGGATGGGCTTGAGCTTCTCGTCCTCATCATCGCGGGACAGGATGCGCATCCGCTTCTCCTGCGCCAGCTGTCGTCTGGCTGCCTCGAGCCCAACCGTGGGAGCTAGCTCAACGGTCAGACCTGGCTGCCGGTTGGTCTCATTGGAGACCGACTCCTTCATCTCGCAACCGCGACAGATGCGCACCGCCGGCTCATAGGCGTAACGATTCTCGGCCCACTCCCACTGGGCGGTGCCGCACAGCGTGCAGCGCGCGCCCTTCTCGATGATGAAGGCAATCGCCTTGGCCCGGTCCTCGCTGGACCAGTGCATCGGGGACTCACCGAGAAAGAAGGAGTGCGGAATGCCCGCCTCGTTGCAAAAGGTCAACTCGAGGTAGAAGTTCTGGTCCCGCCTTAGCCGTCGACGAAAGGGACCAGATCGAGACCTCGGTTGCACAGCTCGCTGCAGGCGAAGTACAGGCTGCCGATCTCGCCGCGGCCCCAGTTCGGGTCCTTCCAGCGCTCGAGCCAGAAGGACTCCTCGGCCTCCGGCTCGACGATCACCCGAGCCATCAGCGCCGGCGCGAAGGTGTCCACGTTGAACTGGGCGCCATCGACCTGCTGCTCGTTGGTGGGCGGGTGTCGGGTGACCAGCTTGTCGTATCCGGTGGCGCTCATCGCGCGCAGCAGGAAGGAGACTTCCTCGCTGTCCGGTGACAACCGGGTGACTACCTCGCGCTCGGCGGGCTTCTTCTCCCGCAGCATTTCCAGGGTGGCGCGCTTGGCGTGTTCGCGCTGTCCGTTTTGGGCAGCCAAGACCTTGGTGTCGGTGTCGGTCATCGCTCTCCTCCGTGGAGGCACGGCACCACACTAGGGCAACCTCCATCTACGGAGAAGTGGGCGCTACGGAACGACCGCCACGTTCTCGCCCGGTACCTGCGGCACTGCAGCAGTGATCTGACAGGCCACGACCTGGCCGGAGGTGTAGTTCGGCACCGTCCTAGACAGCACCTGGATGGGCCATACGTCGACCTTGTCGGTGGCGATCGGGACAGCTCCACCGCTCTTCAGCGCCACGAAGAAGTACCCGGAGGTGCCGCGCGGCAAGGTCGACCAGAGCAAGTCATTGCCTGGGACATCGTCGCGGTATCCGTCGATCTGGAAGGTGGCCTGCACGGTGCCCGAGATGGAGGTCTCGAAAAGGTTGGAGAAGTCCGGAGTGGGGACAGCCTGGCCGGCGCTGGAGGCAGTGAGGCCGGTGATCAGTGGGGTGAGCACTATCGCACCGGTGAAGTCAGCGACCTTGGGAGCAAGCACCGTGCCCGTCAATGTGGCAGCAAAGCCAAACCAGCTGTGCTGGTTGGGGATATACCGTGCCATCTCTACACCGCCTCGCTCAGGTCAGCGCCACGTTCTCGCCGGGGACTTGGGGAACGGCAGCGGTGATCTGACAGGCCACCACCTGCCCAGAGGTGTAGTTCGGCACGGTCCGGGAGAGCACCTGGATCGGCCAGCAGTCCACCTTGTCGCCGACGACCGGAGTGGGGCCGGCGGGCTTGAGCGCAACGAAGAAGAAGCCGCTGGTGCCACGCGGAAGCGTGCTCCACAACAGATCGCTGGCGCCCACGTCATCGCGATAACCGTCGATCTGGAAGGTCGCTTGCACCGTGCCGCTGATGCTGGTCTCGAACAGATTCGAGAAGTCCGGGGTAGGCACCGCCTGGCCGGCCGAGCTCGCAGTCAGCCCGGTGATCAGCGAGGTCAGCACCACTGCGGTGCCCAGGTCCGTTGCCTTCGGGACGGTCGGCGTGCCGGTCATGGTGGTGACGAAGCCGAACCAGCTGTGCTGGTTAGGGATGTAGCGAGCCATTGCCTTACACCGCCTCAGTCAGGAACCGGTCCGGTCCCCTGATTTGATTCTCGGGGGGTCTGCACTCCGTCCTAGGGGCCCTACGACGCAGGCGCTTCGGGGGCTGCTGGCTCTGCTGGCGCTGCCTCCTCGGGCGCGGACTCGGCCGATTCGGCCGGTGCCCACGGATCCTTGGTGGGGGCATCGGTAGGCTCGCCCACGATGGACCAGCCCATCACCGGCACCCACACGTCGTCGGCGGCCTCCTTGAGCACCTCCGCCTGGATGCCGTCCTTCTCGATCACTACGTACTGAGTCATCTCAGGCCTCCTTGAAGGTCCACAGGGTGTAGCCGTCCTGCTGGTGGTAGAAGGGCGGTTGGAACGTGTCGATCCGGTTCGGCGTGCCGATCGAGTCCAGGTGGACGAACCCGATCACGTAGCCGCCGATCGAACTGCCGATCATCGCGAGCATCGCGGCGCGGGACTTCTCGGTCATCCACTCGCACTGCTCGCGGGACAACCCGAAGTTCTCCACCATGTAGGGCAGCTGCCAGTCGGCTTGCCACTCCGACATCGGTCCCCAGCTGGTGCCGGCCATTAACGCGCTGGCCACGGTGAACGGCTCGAAGACCGAGCCGGGGGCCATCGGCTGACCGATCCAGGAGGCGTCGGGCAGAACGCCATCCCCGACCGGCTTACCGGTGGCCCCCAACGCAGCGACCACCGCAGCGGTGACCGGCGAGCGGGCAATGGCAGGGGCGGTCATCGCTTCCCCACCGCCAGCTCTGCGCCGCCTTGTGCAGCCTCGACAGCCATCCGGTGGGCCAGTACGGCGGGCGGCACGAAGCTCTGGCTGGCGCTGGCCGGGGAGCTGCGCCCCGCCAGCGCCGCCGCTTGATGGAGCCCAGGTCCGGGGCGCCCCATCTCCGCGAGGACACGGGCGTCCTCAGTGACCATAGCGCCCAGGTGCTCGGCCCCGGCGCCGGCGGCGTAACCGAGGTCGTCAACGACATCCTGGAGGCTAGCCATTGCCGCTCCAGTAGGAGCTCTTGTCCCAGGCGTTGCAGGTATAGGTATTGGCCTCGACGAAGATGCCGCCGGTGGACACCCCGATCACCCGCCACCAGGTCTCAACCAGCGCCGCATCGCCCTGCACGGTGATCTCCACGAGATCGTCGACCTGCGCCTCTGGGCTGTCCCACGGGGTGCTAATGACGACCTCGCGCTGAGCGATGTTGCCGCCCCCGGTGCCGGCGTTGCCAGTACTGCTGGCTTTGTGTACTCGGGCCTTGCCGGCGTAGATCACGGTGGCCGGCGGAGCATGGAGCTGACCGGTCGCCGGGTCCAGCACCATGCTTGGCTGGTCCGGTCGGGTGATGGACACCGCATCGAGCATGTTGGACGCGACGTAGGCGCGCACGTGCGCCCGGATGGCATCGAGGTTGGTCGAAGTAGTCATGGTGTCGGGTTGTAGTTGGAGGGGTCTTCCTCTTCCGGCCACTCCAGCCGGTTGATCGGCAGCGGTCCCTGGACGCCGGCCTGCAGGTTGTCATACATGCCCATCCGGAAGTTGCGCGGGATGGTGTAGGGGTAATCATCAGCAGCGAGTATCGGTGCGCCGGAGGAGACCATCCGCTGCGCGTGCTCGGTGCGCAGCTGGCTAGCGAGGGCGTTGTACTTGTTGGCCAGCTGGTCACCGGAGTAGCTGACACCATCGGCGGAGATGGACACCCAGCCGGAGTACTTCGCGACCAGGATGCTGCACAGTGCCGCAGCCTCGAGGATCGGATCGCCGGCAGCGGCGGTGTCCGTGTCGATCTCGTACTGGATCTCGGCGTCGGTCAGCAGCGAGGGATCGCCGGTATCACCGAGCCAGAAGCGCACCGCGTCAATGGGGCTCGCTGAGGGGTCACCGGAGTAGACCATGATGGCTACCCCTCTGAGTGCATACGGGTGCGGTGACTCTTCATCCCTGCGGCGGACTTGAACTCTTCGCCGCACACCGGGCAGACGTTGTCCGCGATGGCCTGGGCCTCGACGGCCGGCGCCTCTTCTTCGACCCCTGGTGCCGGCGGGATCGTGTTGGCCAGCTCCTCGGTAGAGGCCGGTGGCTCCTCGGGGTGGTAGGGGGCGGACTCGGTGCCGCCGAACACCGAGCCCTCCCTGTCCAATCCAACCTTGGCCAGGATCTCGTCCTCAAGCTCGGGGCAGTACTCAGCGATCGCAGCGCGGAACTCGTCTTCGTCGACCTCAACCTCTTCCACGAAGCCGGTATGCAGCATGGAGTCCAGCCGCAACACGGTGTGCGCTTCGGGGACCAGCTGGCCGCGATCGTGCTCGCCGGAGCCCAGTAGGTGGTAGCCGGGCTCGCGGATGCGCCCGCCGCCCATGTCCAACAGGCGGCTGGCGGCGTAGGTCTTGACCGTCGCCATGGCGCCTACGCGACAGCTGCCGTGCAGAACACTCCACAGTCGGCGGACACGAGCTTGAGGTCGTAGGCGGCCTCGCCCTCGATCCGGTCGCTCTTGAGGTGCTGCTGGCGGAACTGGCTCATCGTCAGCCCCGACCGGTTGCCCGCGCCATAGCCCTTCCAGTTGAAGGTGTAGCCCATCGCCGGCTCGAACTGGGACGGGCGGTCCGGTGCGTAGCCGAACAGGATCGACTTGGAGTCCATCGTCCAGCTGTAGGTGGCTGCCGCATCCTGTGCCGCTGCGTCGGCAATCTTCGGACCGGTGCCCTGCGAGCTGTAGGCCACCAGCAGCTTCGGCACCCCGAAGAAGCCGGCCACCAGGTCCTGGGTGACGACGCCCTTCTGGGTGTACTTGATCCGGTCCAGAATCGCAGGGTGGTTCTCGAGCGCGACCCAGACATCGGCACCCATCAGCATGACGGACACCGGCTTGGTGGTGGACAGCCGGAATGCGGTGCGCCACTTGCTGAAGTTGGACAGCGGGTCCGACGTACTTACGTTCCACTGCACGAATTGAGTGCCGGTCGGAGCGGACGCAACGCCCTGGTACTCCTGGCCCCAGACACCGGTCTTGAAGTACTGGTTAGCCCAGAGCACATCCTTCTGGATGAGCAGGTGGTTGGTGATCAGCCGGGTGGCGTCAGAGTCCAGGTTCCACTGATCCTCGCTGGCGTTCGCTCGGGTCTGGTCATCAATGTCGACGTGCGCGGCATACACCTCGGCGAAGAACCGGTCGTTGTTCACGTTCCAGCTGATGCCGGCCGACTCGGTACCGGGGGCCCGCTTCTCGGCATCGGTGCGACGCCAGTCGCTCTTGCTGTACTTGCGGAACAAGTTGCTTCGTGGACCGCTCGGCACACCGGGGAACATCTTGTCCGCGATGAAGTCGTTCGGGTCCATGAAATAGGCGACTGACACATTGCTCAGCAGCCTGTCGATGTGGAGATCGGATGCGTAGGGCGTCATTGGCATGAGTCAGTCCTCCTACGACCCGAGCCGAAGTAGCACGGGGGCCAGGGCTCCTGTGACGCCTCCAGCGCCACGCACCACCAGCCCCGCTACGGTTCCGGTGGTCCAGAGAATCCCTTGGCCGGTGGCATTGGCCGCCACCTGCTGGCCAAAGGTCAAGGCTGCGGCCACGTTGACCAGGCTCACTCCACCGAGCGCCACAGTGGCCGCCTCACCCACCCGCTGCGGCTTGTTCTGCAGTACCCCGACGATCGGGTCCGCAGCCGCGGTGCACAGCCCAACGGTGTGGTCGCCAGTGATCTTGACGAAGCGGAACTGGAAGCCATAGTTCGGGCTGGTCGAACCGGGGATCCCAGGTGGGCCGGTGTAGAGAGCGATGCTCGAGTCCGCCTGCAGCGTGATTCGGCGAAGGGTCTCGTCGTAAGCTGGCATCTCTCAGCTCCTCGCCTGCTCGCGCCGGTACTCGTTGTAGGCGTCCGGGTTCTCGTTGAAGAACTCGACCGTCGCCTGCTCCTTCGAGATCCCGGACCGGCCGTCCCGCTTGGCCACCTGTGTGCCGGCGTCGGCCACGTACTCCTCGATCTGCGCGAACGGATCGCTCATGTCGGCCTCGCCGCCCATCCCGAGCTCGGTGAAGATCTCACCGGAGGCGGTCAGCGCCTTGTCGATGACCGCGCAGTCGTCGTAGGGCATCAGTTCGGCCATCCGCATCAGCACCGGGCCGAGCACGGTGGGGTCGACCGGCACGTTGTAGGTGTCGGCCTTGGCGATGTACTCGCGCTCCAGGCGGATCTCCCGCTCGCGCTTGGCGATTGCCTCGAACTGGCCGACCCGCTTGGACAGTGCGTAGTTCTCGTCGACCAGCCCCTGTACCGCCTTGGACACCACCTGGGTGCGCTGCTCATCGTCGAGCGCCTTGGACAGCTCGACCGACAGGCCCTCGAGCACCTGCTGGGTGTAGGTGGGTGGCGAGCCGGCGTTGTCCAGGAATGCCGAAGACTTACCGACTTCGGCATACTCCGGTTCGCCTTGCAGCTCGTCCTCCCAGACCGGGACGAGACGTTCGCCGTCGCTGTGCCAGAAGAAGCCCTCGTCGTCCTGGATCAGTTGATCCGGATCCAGCGAGGCGATATCCACCGGGTCTCCGTCGGCGTCGTAGATTTCCTCGGGCGCCTCGTATTCAGGCTCTGTCATTCCGTCCTCCTGGAAGCGCTTGGCGAGGACGATGCGGGAGTACTGGTTGGCCGGCTTGTCGACGGTGGAGACCTCGTCGAAGTCCATGTCCGAGAGCCGGTAGCGGGGCATCGTTCCTCCTTGTCCTCATCATCAGGGGGTCCGCATTTCGTCCTTAGGCGTAGCCGTAGACCCGGTTGGCTGGTCCCTGGGCGTAGCTGCGACCACGGTTCTGGCCCTGCCGATGCAGCTTGTAGGCGCCGTACGCTGCGCCGGCCGAAGCGACACCGGCACCGACCGCGCCGGCACGGAATTTGCGCGCCTCGCCGGCCAGTTTGACGGCGTTCGCCTGGTGCGCATGCGCCCGAGTCAGGTCCCTCGATGCCGCCCGCGCGGTGTCCTGCCACTTGGGTGGCAGGGTGGCCGCTGCACCTCGCTTGCGCGGCGGGAGACTGCGCAGAGATTCCTCTGCTCTCCCTCTCAACTCCGTAGCTTGTGCCCGCTCGCCGCCCGCCTCGCCGAACTTGCCGCGTGCCTTGTGGCCCAGATAGCCAGCTCCGGCGGCAGCACTCACTGAACCGCCGGCGGCAGCACCCTCATACGCGGCTCGACGCCGGTGCCGCTGCCGCTCGGAATCGAAGGCCTTGCCCACCCCGATCATGGGCGGCTTGGCAGTGTTACGGCGCCGGCGATATGCCTGCTCGCGCGCATTGCGGTTCTGCATCTCGCGGGCATAGTCCTGTCCGGACTTGCGCCCACCCGATGTACCACCACTGGTCCCCGGTGGCAGACTGGCCGGCTCGAAGGAGCGGCCGTAGCCCTTGGCCAGCGGAGCCTGGTAGGCCATCACCAGCTCTTCGTCGATGCCGAAGCCATTGGCCTTGCTGAGTGAGTGGAAGATCGTCGGCGGGTTCTGCTTCAAGTTCTCCACGTTGCGCGCGGCGGCCCGTGCCTCCTTGCGGTGGTGTCGGCCGGCCATGGCGTACGCACCAGCGGCACCCAGTGCCCCGGCAGTACCGATGAAGCCGGCGTGCTTGATGTGCTCGAGCTGCTTGGCTCGTCGTGCAGCAGCCTCTGCTCCCTGGGGCAGCGCGGAGTGCTTGAGCTGCTGGTGGCCGAGAAAGGCGCCAGTACCGATCAGGTTCCCTACTGCCCCTGCAGCAACCGCATGGGAGCGAGCCCGCTGTCGCTCGTTGGCCTGCTCCTGCGCGATCGCGCCCTGGCTGCTGGCGCTGTAGACCGAGGCCTTGAAGATGTTCTTGCGGTGCACTTGGTGCGGGGTGTTGGACACCGCTGCTGCGATCCGCTTGCTACCAGTCGCGCGCTTGACCGCTTCGTACTGACCGGGATCCTCGATGTGTCCGCCCTTGCCGGCAGGGGCGCCCTTCTTCGTCCAGCCGCCGCCCTGCTTCTCCCAGCGCTTACCGACGCTGTCCGGGTGTGCTCCGAGATACACGTGACTCCCCTTTACATCGGTCACCTGGTACTTGCCGCCGGCCATCCACTCGTTCTGTGCGAACCGGTTGGTGGCGCCGGACAAGTTCGCTGCCTTCCCTGTGCCGGCCGGCAGGTGATAGATGACTCCCTTGCTGCCCTCCGGGGTGGTCGGCTTGCCAGGCATGAGCTTGGCCGCCTCGTGCGCAGCGCCGGTGTGCTGCGCAATCGCCCTGTCAGAGGTGAAGGAGGAGAAGCGGCCGAAGTCAACGGTGTCGCCCACTTGGTGGGTGCCGACGTTGTGCTGGCTGCGGTACAGGTGCGGGTGCTCACCCTCTTTGGCGTTGTCGATCAGGCCGCCCAGCACCCTGGCATGCAGGCCACGCTCGGCACGAATCGGATGCGCCAGTGCACCGCCGAACCCATGCACTGGCTTGTTGCCGGCTGCCTTGATCTTTCCGGCCTGCTCGAAGGTGCGCGAGTAGCGGTTCACCGTGGGCCGCAGTGCTCCGATGTCCCTGTTGCCGGCCTTAGCCGCCTGGTGGATCTCCCGCTGACCGCGCAGCACATCCGCAACACCTTTGCCACCGCCGATCCCCGGCAGCGCCTCGGAACGGTGCTGGGCCAGGTCGCTAACCAGCTTGGCGCCCCGCTCCGGATCCTTGAGGTGGGCGATGCTGCGGATCGCCTGCACATCTCCGTGCGTGCGAATCCCGACCGGCACCGAGGCCAGTGCCGCACCGGTGGTGATCGCCGGGTGCTTCTCCATCTCCCCGAGCAGCCCTTTGTGCTTCGGCTCCTGCTGGGAACCGAACCACGGATCATCTTGTGGGCTGGTCACGACTGATCAGGCCTCCGGGTCGCGGTCCAGCGGCTGATCTGCTCCTTCGGCACCCCGGTCTGCACCCCGCCCTGCTTGATGCTGCGGTCCAGTCCGCGCATTGAGGCCTTCTGCCAGTTCACCGTGGAGGCGACATCGGCGCCGGAGGCACCGCCGGAGACACCACCGACCGCCGCGCCGATCTTCGCGCCCTTCGCTGCGCCCATCCCGCCATGCATGAGCGCGCCAGCTCCCGCACCAAGCAACGCGCCGGCTGCAGTACCGGCACCCACGCCAATGCCCATCCGCTTGCGGTTCTCCGCGCTGTACGGACCGGAGCGGAAAGTACGGGCGGCCATCCGGGTGTTCTGCCGGTACTGCTTACGGGCGTCCTTGTTCTGGAACGCCATCCCTGAGTTGCGCATCCCGGACACCAGCGCGACCTTGGCCTGGTCGCTGATGTCGTCCTTGCGGATCACACTGCCGTGGTCGATGCCAAACGCACTGATCATCGGATGCCGCCTACCTTCTGCTGCTGTTGCTCCTGCAGTGCCGAGTTGCGCGAGAGCCTTGCGGAGTTGAACCCGCTGATCGCGGACAGCCCGGCGCCGCCGGCCAGCACCGTGGAGGTGTGCCGCTCCAGCTGGTCGGCGATGTTCGCGCCCTTCTCAGCGTCGGTAGCGAACCGACGTACCCCAGCCGCCCCGGCCTTAGAGCCGAGTGCTGCCAGCCCGAGCGTGGCCCCGACCTTGGAGTAGATGGAAGCGCGCTTCTGCCGGCGGGACACCTGCTGCGGGGTGAGCAGGGTGTTGTCCTTGGATACCGGCTGTACGGCGGCCTTGGCACGCCGCCGGCGTGGATGCCGTACCCGCTGCTGCAGGTCTGAGCCCTGGTACAACTCATTCAGCTTCGAGGCCTGCTGGTAACGGTGCGCTGCGCCAGCGACACCACCAGCCGCGAGCAATGCGCCGAACGCCGCCAGGTTGGGCTTGCCGGTGAGCACCTTGCCGGCCATCCAGGCCCGTTTCGGCCCCTTCGCCCCGAAGCGGCCGACTGCGCTGGACACCTGTCGGTAGCGAGCTGGATGCTCCTCCTGGAACTGCTTACGTGCCTGAGCCCCGGCGAAGCCCGCACCAACTGTGCCGGCGGTCAGGCTGGCGGCGGTCTCGGTGGTGCCCGCTACCTTGCGCCGGCGCTGCACGGAGGGGTCGACATCCTTGGACACCTGCTGCGGCGGTGGGTTCACGAATAGCCGCGCCCGGTCCATCGGGTTGAGGATCCGTTCCTTGCGCTTGTACCTGCCGCGAACTTGGGTGGCGTACTGGTGTCCGATGGACGGCGCATGCTGAGCGGCGTAGGCCTGCTCCTTGCTGGCCTTGTAGTTGTAGGGCTGATCCGGCCGAGAGTGCATCTCGTAGGCCAGCCGGTGGGTCTGCGGCTGGTAGCCCATGCTCTTCACCGCAGTGGACTGCACCTCATGTCGGGCCACCGGTGGGGGATGGACCGCGGCCTGGACACGCTCTTTCAAATCGGCCTTGGTCACCGGCTGCCACCTGGCCTCGCCGGATGGGCTGACCGCGAACTTGCCACGGCGGACCACAACAGAGCGCGGGCTCTCCCCTACCGGCTGAGCGGTTATTCGGCCGCTGACCTTGCGCGATGCTTTCCGGGCGAATCGAGCTGCCGCATTGAGATCGACCTTGCTCACCAGCTCACGCCGGCCGGTGCCGTGCACCGAGAAGCCGGTACGCCGCTTGGTGATGACATCATCCCAAGCCTGTGGATCATGCACCTGGAACCCTGTCCACCACGCTTGCGGGAAGTTCGATGGCAGGCCCATCGCCTCGATCTTCTCGGGCGTGAAGACCATCGACTCGATCATCGTGGCGGTCTGTCGCGGGCCATCGGCCTTGGTCACCCGGCCGTGCTGGTCACCACCCATCCGGCAATCCAGCACATAGTCATAGGCGGCCTTCTCCAGCTCGTCGATGCTGACCACATCGCCCTGCCGGTCGTGCACCTCCTGGCCATCCCAGGCGGCCACCTGGGCCCAGCCGAACACCTGCTGCTTGTACGGATTGACCTTGGCGATGGTCACCTTGGCATCGAAGGACTTGCCCATCGGCCCCGGCGAGCCAGGAGGACGGCGCGCGCGTAGCGAGGGAACTCGGGCCTGTACCTGGGCAGCATTGACAGCTCGCAACTGGATACGACCTGCCTTGGCGACCGGTTGCTGCTTGGGCTTCTTCAGCAGCTCGCGAGCGGCCAGCAGGCCAACCCCGAGGTTGGCGGTCTGCAGTGCCGCCTCGCCCACCGCGGCGGGCTTACCGCCCTTGAACCCCCTGACGCGATTGAACAGGTGGCCAGTGGCCGGCGCGGCCATCGGCTCCTTCAGCTTGGTCGCGGTCTCTCTGATCTGCTTGGCGGCAGCCATCGACTCGGCCGGCACGCCGAGCAGGAGGCCGGCAGCAAGGCCCTCCTTGCCGGCGTTCGGGTTCTTGGCCTTGGCTTGCTTGCGTTGGGTCGGCTGGTCAACGTGCATATCCGGTGCGTCGGTGGCCAGCTTGGCGATCTCCCAGGCCTCGCGGACATCCACCGACTCGCCGTAGATCGCCTTGTGTAGCGCGACGAAGTCAGCATCGGGGTGGGTCACACCCTTATCGTCAGGGGGTGCGCAGCCCGTCTATGTCATGCTGCCCGCGCCGAAATCCGAACCGGGCTTGTAGAACCACTCACCGACCCCAGTAATGCCGGTCGGCGGATTGCCGGTGAACTCCAGCATCGCGGAGCGATAGGTGGTGGAGTCCAGGTTGTAATGACCGCGCATGTCGGTGAGGGGGCCGGCATTGTTGGGTCCATGCTTGAAGACCATCAGTGACGGGCTCATCTTCTCCGCGACCTCCTCCAGGCCACCCATCACGTTGTTGATGATCATGGAGGTCATATTGTCGGAGTTGGCTTCGATCAACTCATCCTTGTCGTCCCGGCCATAGACAGGCAGATCGGGCAGGCTCTCGGGGAGTCGCCAGAGCATGTAGTCGGCGAAGGCCTCACGCACCGCGGACTGCCACTGGTCCTCATGGGGATCGGTCAAGACCGCGCCCTCGACATCATCGGCCGAGTTCAATCCGGCCATCCGACCCACCTGCTCCCAGTCCTCGTCGTTGAGGTTGTTCACGTATTGCGGGGCATTCTTGAAGACCTCCAGCCACAGTGGATAGGCGATGGTCATCATCGTGTCCCAGTCGCTCTCACTGACATTGAGTGCCGGCGTGAAGTCCCACGGATACTCACCGGCTTCGGCCGAGATCGGGTTGTCGTTGCGCAGCACCGTCCTGTTGTAGTCGCGCACCTCGGTGAAGTTGATGGTCTTCGACACGTGCTCCGGTGGCTCATCCGCGTACTTGTAGTTGAGGAAGGCGGTCAGATCGCCGGCTGGGTAGTACCAATTGGCCTGGCCCGGACTGCGGTCGGGCGCCACATGCGGGATGCCGGGAGGGGCAAACAGCAGGGTGCGGCGCTCGATCTGTATCCGCGGCTGGACCTTCGGCTCGAACAGCTGCGCCCTGGCCTGCACCTTTGGCTCGAACAGCGCCTGTCGCTCGAATAGCGCCTGTCGCTCGAACAGTTGCGGCTTGGTCTCGAACAGTTGCTGCTTCTGCGGCTCGAACAGTCCCAGGCCACCCTCGGTCTTGGCCTTCTCCTCCGGCTCGAACAGCCCTAGCCCCCGCTTCTCCTCCTGGGCGGCGGCTTGCTCGAACATCGCCTCCACCGCTGGGCTGGCCTCTGGGCGCTCTGCCACCCTTGCCCAGCGCCCGCCGTGCGGGCTGCCCTTAGGCTCTCGCTTCTCCTGGGGGTCATAGGCCTTGGCCAGCTGGTCCATCTTGTCGTGGTCAACCACCCGCACGCCGGCCCGCTTGGCCTGCCGGCTCATGTCCGCAGTGCCCTTCCCGCCGGGGAAGCGGATCACGAAGTCGAGCCCGGACTCCACCATCTCCCGGTTGCGGATCGGGCCTGCTGACCTGCCGTACTGGGCCCAGTCGGCAGGGTAGATCTCCTTCTCTCCCTCCCAGAGCCCCGCGGCCAGCTGGTCCGTGCCACGTGCATTGCCGTGCACCAGCTTCATCTTCGGGTCCACCTGGGCCAGCGCATTACGCACCTGCTCGACATTCATATAGTCCCGGCCGCCGGTGACTGCGAATCGGCCGTAGCGATCGGCTGCCCAGCGGCCGTGCTCATCGCGCGGTTGATAGGGGTTGTAGGCCTTGACCACCGGCTGTCGGGGCTTCTCGCCGGCCACCGTGTCCGCGCGCGTAATCAGGGCCTGGTGCACAGCCCGCTTGGCCGAGGCCGGCACCAGCTCCTTGGGGTCCTTATCCACCAGCAGCCGGTCCACGTAGGCGCGCATCCCTCGAGCGTCGAGCCCATAGCCCTCGACGCTGCGGTGCCACGCCACATCAGGGTGCCAGCCAGCAGCCAGCTGTCGGTCGAATCCCTCCTGGAGCGCGGTGGCCGAGCTGGTGGCCAGGTAGTCCCCGAGGCCTTCGGCATGCTCTTCAGCGGCAACCAGATCCTTGCGCACCACGCCGTAGAGCGCGTTGGCGGCCGGCACGGCAAGCCCCATGAAAGTGGGCCGAGCCATCGCGAAGGCCTGCAATGCCTGCAGCCGTGCGTTGCCCGGCTTCGGGGTCTCCTGTCTCTTCAGGTAGTGCCGGGCCACCAACAGCCCAGTCACTACGGCTGCGGCAAGGGCGACCCGGTGCTCAGTACGGTGGTCGCGCTGTACCGGCTGCACGGGAGTAGGCGTGTAGCCGAACTGCGGAGCCAGCGCGTCCGGGACGTGCTGGAAGGTGGCATACCCGCTGGTCATGGCCCGAGTTCGAGCGGCGGCTCAGTGCTGCCGCCATTGCCACCGTTGACCCTGCGCCAGGCCTCCTCATGACGGGCAATCCAGTCCTCATCGCTTTCACCGGGCGCCTTGGGGCCCATCACCATGCCGGCCGCGTTCCGGATCGAGACCTGCGGTTGCTCGGCTGCAGCTGCGGCGGCCTGAGCAGCGGCCATCGCATCCTCTTCGGCCTTGACCTCCACGGATCGGTCGAAACGCCGGCGCAACTGCTTGGCCCGGTGCAGCCCGACCGCCTGATCGTTGATCCACTTGCCGCGCTTCGCCTTGCCCGGAGTGTCCAGGGTGCGGATGTGCAGGCTCTGCTGCTTGCCCAGATCGACCCCCAGCTTCTGAGCTGCGGTCTCGAACTCCTTGTTCTCGATGGCCAGCTGCTCAGGCAGCAACTTTGCCTTGACCAGTGCCTTGATCTTCGGGTCGGCGGCATAGGTCTGTTCCAGCGACTCCGCGGTGTGCGTCTTCGTGCTGGAGTACTTGCTGCCCCATGCATAGTCGGTGTTGATGTCCCGCAGGATCTTCGAGGTGTCCTTCTCCGGCTCCTTCTCCTGCGCCGGTTTGCCGGCCCGCTTGAGCTCCTCGAACAGCTTCTGGTCCAGGTTGAACAGCGGCTTGTCCTTGTTGCGCTGCGCCTGGCCATAGGCAGCCAGCACCATGGTGTGCAGCCGCTTGGCCTTGACCGGGTCGGCCAGCTGTTCGTCGATCCAGTCGCGGCTGTTCTTGTTGTTGACGAACAGCTCCTTCAACTCCTTGCCCACGCTCTCTGCGGGAGTCTGGGAGTCGGTGATGGCCTCCATCGGAGTGAACGCCGAGAGATCGGTGCCCTTCTTCTGGTTCTGGAATTCGGCACCTGGGGCAAACTCCGTCTGGTCCAGCAGGTGATGTGCGGCCCGCCGGGTGACATCGTCACGCAGCTGTTCGGCATCGGCCTCGGAGATCTTGCCGGACTTACCGCCACCCACCTTGGACTCGGTGTCGCCGGTCTTCTTCTCCGGCTTCTCCCCGGTGAACTCGAGCTTGCCCTGCCGCACCGGGTAGTTCTGGAAGCGGGTGGAGCTAGCCCGGTACTTGCCCGACTCCTTGCCGCTGACCTCGCCGGTGCCCTTGCCCTTATGCCCCTCGATCTGCGGGTTGTAGTAGCCGGAGAGCACCTCGGCCGGCCGGTTGTGCTTGGGCATCACGTAGCCGGTGTCATGGCTGGCGTTGGCGTTGTTCCAGCGGTGGAAGTCGGTGCGGGCGATGTAGTAGGGGAACTGCTCCTTCAGTGCATCCTGGGCCAGCCGGTAGCCGTTCGCGTCCAGTTGCAGCGGCGTCAGGTTGATCTTATTGTCCTGCGCGGCCCGGTCCATCCAGGCTTTGTAGGCGTTCTCCTTGCCCAGCACGCCGGCCACGTTCTCCGCGACAACCTGCGGGTCATCCGAGGCCAGCGAGCTGACCGCCTGCCGGCGGTAGAAGTCCAGGTCGCGCACCGGTTCGACACCCAGCTGCTTGGCCCCGGCCACATGTGCGGCGAAGCCCTTTGCCGCCTGCCTCTCGAGCACGTTGCGGGCCAGCTGCTCGGGAGTGTCCGCATTGAGATCGGGGTTCTTGCTCGCCTGATCCTGCAGGAAATCCAGCGCCGCCTCGTTCTTCTGCTGCTCGGAGAGAGTCGGGTTGATCATCTCCTTCTTCTTCAGCCGCTCGACTTCCTTGTCGTACTCCTCCTTGTCCTCCACCGGGTCGGCCATCGTGGCCGCCTTGTCCCGGATCTCCTGCATCCGCGAGGGGTGGATGTTGCCGGCTACATCCCGGCTCTGCACGGCATCCAGCAGATGGCCATAGCGGCCGGTCATCGCCAGTGCCTTGTCGTTGAAGCGCCGGCCGCCGCGCAGCGTGGGGTCGAACTCCATGGTGAACACCCCAGAGTGACTGACCACGGTCATCGACCGGGCACCAGACATCAGCCCGGCGTAGACATCCTCGGTGGTCAGCCCGCCGAAGGTGCGGGTGCGCACGTACTCGCCACCCTTGAGTGCCTTGAGGTTCTTCAGGTTGAACGGCAGGTACCAGTCATCCCCGAAGCCAGCCGCCTGCACGGCCAGGTTGCCTTTGTCGTCGATGATCACGCCCTGGCTAGGCGGGATGTTGCCGGCCTTGCGCTGCAGGGTGTTCAGATCGGACTTGGGCAGCACCTTGCCACCCGGCCCGTAGTACTCCAGCAGCCGCGAAGGGGTCCAGGCCTGATCCATGGGCTGCTGACCGATCCTGGTCGGCTCGTCCTCGAAGCCGTGGATCAGTGCCTCGCGGCGGGCAGCAATGGTGGCATCTCGGTCCGGGGTGCCGTTACGGGTGACCACTGGCACATCCGTCTTGATGCGCTCCACCATCCGGCCCAGCTCTGGGTCGACCTTGCGCTCGGTGCCGCGGTAGCGATAGGCCGCTCGATCGGCAGCCGGCCCAATCACCTTCTGCGCCTCCGGCCCGTACTTGCCCAGGTGCTCCCCGACCAGCAGCGCCATCTGTGCCTTGGGTGGTGCGGCCGGCCCCAGGGTGGTGCGCAGCATCTCGCTGGAGGCACCTAGCCGGGCGAAGGCCCGGCCCTCCGGGGTCTGCTGCTCGTTGTAGGCCGCATCCAGTTTCTCCCGGTAGGTTGCCATCCCCTTCGGGTGCAGCAGGCCACCACGCTGCATGCCGCCGGCTACTGCACCGCCGAGCCGCGGTGCGCCGGCTGCGGCGAACACGTCATAAGCCGCTCCGGAGGCGGAGATGGTGGGGGAAGTGGACACCGAGGCACCTACGATTCGGTCCTCTGGATGCAGATCGCGGGCGATATGCAGGCTGATATCGCCCTTCTTGTCGGTCACCGTGGCCGGGACCTTGACGACCTCTTCCCGGACTACTCCGTTGTTGTCCGCGACATGCAGATGCAGCAGCGCTTGGTTGCCGGCCCGCCGGTAGGGCGCAACCAGCTGAGCGATCTGTGCGTAAGCCTGCTGGTAGTGCGCCTTGTCCTCGTCGCTCCAGTCGATCTTGTTCTTCTTGTTGTCCTCTTTTGGCAGGAGCGGGATGCCCATGTTTATGGAGTGCTTGTTCTTCATCGGCTCATAGCCGGACATCGTGTTCACCGGGGTGTGGTCGACGAACCGACGCCCTTCATGGGTGGCCCAACGACCGCGCCAGTCCCGTGCCTCCTCCTGGTCGTAGTCCTTGCTCAGGTTTGCCAGCATCGCCAATTCGGGGACATTGTCTTCACCGCGCCGTGATTTTGCGATCACGGTGCGGGCCAATCGCTTCTTCAGCAGTGTGGTCCGGGCGCGGGCCTGCTCATCCAGCATCTTGGCGATCGGCTCGCTGTAGCCAGCCAGATCCTGGCGCACTCCCTCGAGCACCAGGATCCGGCCGAACATGAGGGCTGAATCGTCGTCCAGCTCCATCATCGCCTTGTAGACGACATCAGCCGCAGCTCGGTTGAACCCTGGTTCAGTCGGCCAGCGCACGGTGGCGGTCATTGGGACTTCCTTCGGTGGTGAATGACACCGGCAGTGCCGCCGGCTGCGCCCCCGCCGACAACAGTCCCTGCGGCAGCACGCTTGAGACCACGATGGGTTGCCATTATCTCGGCCTCACCCGCGTGGTACTGGCCCTCGGCGCGACGCCGCTTCTTGGGCATGAACATCACGTCCTGGAAGGCCTTGCGGTCATAGGCATTCGGCGTATGCGCGGATACGTCCTTGGACGGCTTGACCCGATAGACATGTGCATCCCGGCCGACCCAATCGCGAGCAACCTTCTTGCGGTTACCCATCCAGACTCGGGTGCCACGCCACGCCTCCGCCGGTGGGTGCTGGGGGTCGAAGCCGATAGCTGCCGCCGGCTTGATCTTATCGCCAGCCTTCAGGGTCGCCGTCGAGGCGTGGTAGTACCGGCGCAGCGAGAGCTTGCTGATCTCGCTGTGCTCAACCCCGAAGGCGCTGATCACTAGCTCTGAGGCCGCTGTGCGGGGAAGCGACCGCGAGCCGTGCCGATGTCCGCACTGCGCTTGGCGCCGTAGATACCGCCGCCAATCTGACCCAATGCGGAGCCTGCCTCGGCAACCTTGGGATTGTGCATGATCGCACCTGGCACGGAGCCGGCGATCCCACCGAGGATGCCGCCACCTGCAACATGGCCGACCTCGCTGCCTGTCTGCCGCAGCTTGCGGCCCGGCTTGGCGGCGACCGCGCCGTGGATGCCCGGCAGGAAGTAGGTGGTCGCGACCCGGCCACCAGAAGCGCGGCGGGGCTGAGCGTTGGGCGGAGCTGGCTGGTCAGCCTTGCTGATCGGCCCGTGCTCGATACCGAATGCGCTGATCATGTCCATCCCCTTCGTGAGTGCGCCGACCACCGGCGCCATGCTGGTGTCCGGTGGGGGCTGGTAGCCCGCCGCTTCCATCGCCTTGCGCTTCTTGCGTTGGTTGTAGGCCGAGATTCCGGCGCCTACCGCGATGCCTTCCTTGGTCGCGCCCGCGCCCACCATGTAGGCGTTGCGGTGGAAGCCGACGTGCTGGGCGGCCCGTTCTGCGAAACTCGGGCTAGGCCCCTCGGCTGCATTGCCGAAGGCACCTGCCTCCTTCTTCGCGGCCCGGAACTCTGAGGCACCCATGTCGGCCTGCTTGGCGTCGATCGCGGCACGGGCCTGCCGACCGGCCTTGTAGGCCGCCTTGATGCCCACCCGCTCGATGTTCTTCGGGAACCCCGGCGGGAGATCCACCTTGACGATGGGCGAGTGCTCGATGCCGAAGGCGTTGGTCATGACTGCTTCTTCCTGCTGGCCGCAGCATGCCGACCTACCTCATACAGCCCGGCACCACCGAGTGCGGAGATGCCACCGAGGGCGATAGCGGCCGGCTTCTTCACCGCACCCACCCGCATCGCAACCTTGCGCTGTTGCCGGGCGAGTGTCACACCCTCATGGGGCAGCCATTCCTCGCCGGCACCTTCGCCTTGGATCTTCTCGCCCAACTTGCGCGCGGCGAGCGCGTGGTGCGCCAAGCGCCCCTCCTCGATGCGCTCGTTGGCACCCTGGTTCATCACGTGGCTCATCTTCATGCCACCGACCAGCCCGGCCCCGGCAAGACCCGCGCTGGCCGTGTCCAGCCCGACATTGCTGGCCACATCACCGCGATGACGCCACTGCTTTCTGTCCGCCTTGGTCACCGGCACCTGTTGCTGCCTACGGGCCTGGCGTCGGGTGTAGAGCTGCTTGCCCTTGTAGGCGCCGGCCAATCCGAGGGCCCCGGCTGCCATCCGGCTGCCGACCTTGGCCTGCCACTTGTGGCCCTCCATGTTCTCGGCCAGGATCGCCGCGCGCTCCTTCGCCTTCGGCACCTTGCCGATGGAGCCCTCTTCCGCGAAGCCCATCGGGTCGTGGCCCTTACGCTCCAGGTGCGCGATGATCCCGGACCCCGTCGCGATCCCGCCGGCTCCCACTCCGGTCGCGCCCATGATCCCCGCCATCCGGCCGTAGTGCTGCTCCTGCTCCTTCTGGGTCGACTTGGCGATGAGGGCGTGGTCGACGCCGAAAGCGCTGATCATGACTGCTGCCTCCCCTGGTAGAGGTGCCGGCCAGCCCCGATCGCAGCTGCCCCGCCGAGCGCGCCCATTCCGACTACCGCTGCCGAGCCTGGCTTCTTCAGCGCCCAGACCCGAGCACCGGTCCGGCGGTTGTGCCAGGCGTGCTCCAGCTCTCGGACGTGGTGGCCACCGGTGTCTCCACGAAGCAGCCGATGGGCGGATAGGGCCCGCTTGCCGGCCTTATCGGCGTGCTCGTTGTATCCGCGAGCGCCGTAGAGACTGCCGCCCACTGCCGCAGTACCGGCCCCCATGGTGGCGATATCCAGGTTCCGATCGCGTCGGTCAGCCTTGGTCAACTGTGCCTTGCGCTGCTTGCGCCTGTAGGCGGCTGCCAATCCTCCGGTGGCCAGGCTGGCCGCTCCGGCTTCCAGCACCTGCTTGCCGTGCTCGTGGGCCACCCGCGACAACTCGAGAGCCCGCTCACGTTTGGGCACCGTGGTGCGCCAGTTGTGCGGCTGAGCGAAGCCCATCGGATCGTGGCCATGGTGTTCGCGCAGCCCGATGCCGCCGGCGATACCGGCCAGTCCTGCGGATCCCACACTCACCGCGCCCAGCGTGTTGGCCTGCCGGCGGTAGTAGCGGGCCTGCTTGTCGTCAGTCTTGGCGATCAGGCTGTGATCGACCCCGAAGGCGCTGATCATGGCTTCTCCGGTGGTGGTGGGACATCCTGCTGCAGCTTCTGCTTGATGGCCTGGCCACTGTCGGCCAGCCTCTGCTGCAGGCCCTGGAATGCGCCCGAGCGCCGATCGCTCTGAATACGCTGCTGGCCCGACTGAACCTGAGCCTGCCGGCGCTGCGCCCACTTCTGCCGGGTGGCATCCAACATGGACGACATCTCGTTCAGCGTGCCCTTGCTGATATCGCCGTGGTCAACTCCGAATGCAGAGGTGGTGTCCGACTTCTTGACCTTCTTCTTGGGCTTGGCCTTGGATTCCTTGCCCTTGGCCTTCAGGTTCGAGAGCTTCTGTTTCTCCTGGGCGGTCTTGAGCTTGGACTGTTTGGTCTTCTCGCCGGCCTGCGCGGTCTCATCGGCGCTCGGCCCTTGTTCCTGCTCCGGCCCGGCGGTGATCTGCTGAGCACTGGCCTCGTTGTCCATCGCCTGCTGCTGTAGCCCCAGCTGGCCCTGGGCGGCTGCCTGCTCCACCTGGACCATCTGCAGCTGCTGGTTGGACAGGTCGATGATGGCCTGCTGACGCTGCTCCTGCTCGCGCATCGCCTCGACCTGCGGGTCGGGCGCCGGCAACTGGGCAGCATCGCGTAGGAACTTCTCCAGCTCCGGGTCCGGGAATAGCTGGTAGCCGGCCGCGGTGAGCACCTGGATGAAGCCACCGAGCTCGGACAACTCCGGCGGGTCCACGTTGTTGGGCACGATCTTGGGCAGCTCGGGCGGCTTGTTGCCATTCAGCGCGAACAGCCGAGGGATGGCGTGCCGGTTGAACTGGTCCGCGATGATCTGGGCGTAGGCGTTGATGGTGGTCTGGAACAGCCCGCGCTTGTCGGTGTGCATGTTGTAGCTGCCGACGTTCTCGTGTCCGACCTGCAGGAAGTCGGCCAGCACGGACTGCAGCATCTGGGTCTGGTAGCGGGTGATGATGCCCTCGAGGTCGAACTGCCGGCTGCCGCCGGAGGTCATCAGCTCGAACATGTACTCCGGCTGCTTGGTGTCCGGGTCCACGTCGAAGGGCCAGACGATGCCGTCGTGCTCGTTGCGCCGGGTTTTGGTGACCAAGGTGCGGACTGCTTGCAACATCTCGTAGTCAGGGGTGCCGGGCTTGGCTGCGAGGATCTTTGCTGGCACCTTGGCCACCGGCATACCGGCCAGATCGCGCTCGGCACCGATCAGCTCGATCTCTTCCAGCCGCTTGAGGTTCCACCAGGAGCTGTAGGCGTTGCGAAAGACCGAGCGGCCCTCCGGGTTGGAGCGGTCCGGGCGGGTGCGGAACAGCAGCATCCGCTCCATGTCCAGTACGCGTTTCTCGTACCGAGGCGGTGCCATCTGGATCATCGCCTCGACCTCGTCGGTCTCGGTGAACTTCCAGCGCAGCATCGTCTCCTGGGCTCGACCGGGGATCTTCTGCCAGCCCATCGCGCCATCGGTGTACTTGGACTTCTTCTTCGGGTCACGCTCCCAGGGCCCACCCCGGATCTTGTAGACCGGCTCGTGCAGGCTCCAGCCATAGGGGATGAAGCTGGCGATCTCGAGGACCGTGTCGCCCCAGGTGTTCTCCATGTCGTCCATGCAGGACTGCAGGAAGTCGGCATCGGCCTGGGCCTGCGGGGTGGTGTCGCTGGCCGCCTCGACCCGCCACTCGATCTGGCGCAACAGCAGCGTCACCGCGTTCATGAACCCGCCGAGAGTGGCTGAGTTGTCCAGCATCTCCCGATAGACCTTGACGGCCTTGCGGGCCCGAAGTTGCGGGAGGAACTCGTCGTCGACGTAGCCGCCGGTGCGGCGTAGGCCGGCACGGCCGATCTCCATGCTGATCGGGTACGGAACGAGATCGTCGCCGGGGCTCGAGTCGAGCACGCCGGTCATCGCATCGACGGAGTACGGCGGGCGCGTCACACCTCAAGCATCAGGGGGTGCGCAGCCCGTCTACAGGCCTCCCACCACCAGGCTGATGGTGTCCGGCGGTGGCTGGAGGTCGGCGAAACTCTTGCGCGGCTCGTCGCTTTCCTTGTTGGCGAAGCGCTGACCGAGCGGCTCGCCCTTGCCCTCGACGGTCTGTGGGGCGACCAGCGGAGGCATCCGGTTGGCTGCATACTCGGCCAACGCTGCCGCACACACGGTATCCGGCAGGTGGAACTCGTCCTCCTTGTCGGTAGGCCGTGGCGCATCCCGCGCGTACAGGTCACCGACCCGGCAGTAGAGCATCTCGCGATAGGCCGAGGGGATCTGCGGGATCTGCCAGGTGTCCTTCTCCACCGCGTTCACGAAGTTGTTCAGCATCTTCGAGCGCTTCTCCACGGTCATCGTGAAGCCCCTGGCCCGGATGTCCACGTAATCGTCCACCACGTCACCCAGCCCGGTGGAGTCGTGATAGGCCCCGCCATTGTGGATGCGATAGTGCCGTAATTCCCGGTTGAAGGCCCCGATCATCACCGGGTACGGCCGGCGGTTGACCCGCT